GTACACACCTTTTCGTTTTTGGGTTTAGCACCTTGTCTGGTGGACATTCTGGTTGCTTTGTGGGTTCCTTTTTGTCATTTGCTTTGGTGTCTTTGCTACCTAGTATGCTTTTGCCCAATGCTCCGTTCTTTTGTACACACCTTTTCGTTTTTGGGTTTAGCACCTTGTCTGGTGGACATTCTGGTTGCTTTGTGGGTTCCTTCTTGACATTTGCTTTGGTGTCTTTGCTACCGAGTATGCTTTTACCCAATGCTCCGTTCTTTTGTACACACCTTTTCGTTTTTGGGTTTAGCACCTTGTCTGGTGGACACGTCATGGCCTTTTATAAATACAACGAAAAAAAATAAACTACGAATACTTTTTGTTTGCTTCCCGCATATACTTTGGGTCGAGCGGGCGGTTTCGTTACACTCAAGCGCAACGCAGCTCATTTAACAGACTTTGAAATTCTGGAAGAGCCTGATATAGGCATCCCCCGTGATTAAAGATGGTCGAGTAAGCGTTTATGTAAGCATTCAAGATTGTCTCGGCAAAGTCGTGCTCGCAAAACAGGGACTGGAGTTCATCGAGGTCGACAGCATATTCTTCGTAATGCGTGCAGACATCGACCCAAATACACATGTTGTGGACGATCTCACGGGCGCGGATGACGTGACTGCGGGCCATGGTGGTCGGGGAGTGGTTGCGGATGACGGATGGGAATAGCGGACAAAATTGGAAGCTTTGGATGGGGATGTTGGGTTTGTTTGCTTTGGGCGATTGGATGGGTTCTAGTAATCGGTAGTCTCATTCAAATTTTTGCCGTGGGTACTCGGAAACACCAATATTTTTATTGGCTAGTTTCAGCATCAGGATCACTCAACTTGTATATAAACCCATTTCTAGTTCTTCCAAAACGGATATCTGTAGAGATAGCTGACGGTACGACACCCAAGGCTTTCCCAGCATCGGTAACTGATTCGAATACATGTGCAACTTTCTTGGTAAGAACGTCGATTTGATATACTTTTTTTCGCAATTTGTCAGAAAGCTTTATTCCGGTATTTGTGTTATCTTCTTTCAAAGTGATGCCCCAAATACCGTGACAATTTGTCCCACCTCCCGGTTTGTCGTTGACTTTTGTAGACAAATAAACATGCTCAGGATAGAAACGGCTATTCACGTAATCTTGTAATGTCTTCTTTTCAGCAAGGTTTAATGCAAAGTCGGGCAAGAATGATCTCTTCCACAACTCGAACTCAGCTAGTAGTGCCTTGTACGATACTCTGTATGTATAACCTACCTTGCATCTATTGATAATGAACTGCTCATACTCTGTAGGGTTTGATGGATCTTGTGGATCGAATACGAATGGCTTTGGTCTGATACCCTTAAAAATTGCAAGGGTCGCATTGAACTCTTCAAAGTATCTTTTTCCGTGAGCAAACTTCTCATGCATATATTTGTATAGTGCATTCTTAGTCTTTGCATCAGATGTCCTGCTCCATATCTTATGAGCACCGTACAAATCGGCCTTTAAACATAAATAGTCTTCCGATTTATCACAACATTCCAAAATGAATCTGTCAAAATCTAAAGGATTTATGATATCTTCTGGTAGCTTAAACTTTTCAAGTTCATCTTGTATCTTTTGTTGCGATTCGATGTTTACCTGTTGGTATATGTTGGGTATATCAGCTGCATTGCTGCATTCAGGGATGACTTCATGGTCGTGTCCTTCCACAGCAAAGGTTTTAATGATTTGTGCCAATTGAGTACTTAGATCTTTCTCTTGAAAATCCTCCGAATAAGGCATAAGTTCATCCAAAAACATACGAGCAGCATCTACCGCTTGTTTCGCAACATCTAGCGCTACGTCGAACCATTCCCGCTGTCTATAGACCCGGTGCTTGTCAAGGATATGATGAACCACTTTCTCGAGCAAGTCCATATTGTAGCATTTCTTGGCATACACAATAGAACCGGATTGATTGGTTGTGTTGTAGTCACTTTCACGTCTGGATATGTCACTTGTCTTACCAATTTTGATCAAGGATTGGCCTTCTGCAATGTTGTTTTGGTAGACGTACACAATTTGAGCGGGCTCTTCCCCATACCAATTGCGACGCATCAGTTTATCTAGTCTATTCTTTTCTGAAGCAATGGCATTTTCTTGGATGGTGATCATCTCCTTTGCCCGTGCTAGTTGTTGCCTGAGTTCTGTTGACTCTTCATCGATGATCTCTTGCAATATAGTTTCAAGCTTGATGTAATACATTTTTATATCCTTTCCTTTTTCTGTGTTCGATATCATACAGAATAGCTTAAATGTTTCGATGTTGAGCACGACTTTCTCCTTGTTATGCCCTCCTTGTATATTTTGCTTCTCCACTTGCACAAGCAAAACTTTGTAATCAACATCCGGGGTGAAATGTTTGACAAGGACCTTTTTCGCATTCCCCTTGTTGTTAAATCCTATCCATTTCCAAACATCGTCAAGGTCTATTACAAAGTCCTTCTTTGGATCGTAGTTGAGATAACAGTAAAAGCTACTCACAAACAGTTGCTGTTCTTCCGAAGTAAACTGTTGCTGCACCTTTGATAAAAACGTCGAATAATGTTTATTGGAGAGCTTTGTCAGTGGATTTTTCTCAATCAGTTCTACGATGTTGATGTGGTTTGCCATTAGGGTAATAAATAAACTTTTCCTTATATAGTTGTATTATACATATTCAAAATTTATAACATACATACGTCTCTGTAAGTATTTTCTCCATTACAAACTTCTCAAGAACTGCCAATTGAGTTCTTCACAAATTTTCTTCCATATCATATCTTGTTGATGGAGCTTTTCCCTGCTCTTGAGAAGACTGAAGTATGGTAAGTACTCATCTTTTCCCAGCAATTGCATGAGCTTATGAAGGACATAACTATAACTTAAAAAGTTTTTTCTAGAAATCGGTGCATATTTTAGGAATAACGGTTGTATCTGCTTGAACATGGAACGTAGCTTGTCTTCGAGTTCCGGTTCGAAATGGGGGGTGGGGAGCCCGTTGAGTTTGTTGATGATGTGTGCGACGTGCTCGTAGTACTTGTTGTACCGGAGCGTTTTTAGTATATCTTTCACTTTATTGCACGTGAGGTTTGCCATGTTGGTAATTTTTTGTTTTTTGATTTCCATGAGGATCTTGTCGTAGACCTCCTCGGGGATATCCGTCGTCTCCTTGCCTTGAATTTGCGAAATCCCGTTTCGCCCCGCTGAGTTTCCCCAGCGGACGGACTATACCTTAAGCCTTCGTCGGCGAGTGCCAATCGCCTCAGACCCACAAACATCTAGTCTCTGAACCTTTCCCGTATCCTGGCGTTGCGGACGTAGGGACTTGGCTGCGGATTGCCCAATCTTCGACCTTTTTACCGTTGGAGCCAGCAATTAACTGGGTTCCTGCATGGAATTTCTTCCCACACGATCCTCGAAAGGATGGGGTGCGGGGAACCTAGGTTCCCTGCAGTGGTAGTCGAAGCTCTAAGGGGGTTCCCGCAATTTGGATGTGTCGCAGTTTTCCAATCGAAATAAGAAAACTACTAGCAGGTTACACTGTTTTTCCACACAGTCACGTGGCAGCCTGCTGTTACGAGCCAGATTATGTAAGCTTCAACGTAATTGCAATTGTCATATACATATACAATCAATGGAGTCTATCATTCGGTCTGTGGCATGATATGTTCGTCAATCAAGCATTTGTGAGTGCGCTTTACTTCTTCGAGGTGGGCTTTTATCATTTCCAGTTTCTCATTCATGGTATTCTTGGGGCTTTGAAAGCTCTTTCGGTATACGGATACTGAGCCGTCATCATTGACAATTCTCAAAGAGTTGATTTCGAAACCAATTTCCTTTCCATCTTTTTTCCTCAGGGCAACGTACTTGGGCATGTCATACTTGTCGGCACCTGCCTTGTCTGAACGGGCTTTTCTTTCAACGGTTCTTCTAGGCTTGTTCGCCGTCTCTTGTTTATTTGTCTCAGTCCTTATTTCGGCAATTTCTGTTGCAATGTCCTTGTACTTTTCTATTAGCTCTTCCAAGTACTCCACAGCTTTTTTGTGGGCCTCCGCAGGATTTTGTTTGTTTCGAAAACCCTTGTTGATGTACTCTTTAGTATTTGTGCCAATAGGAAAGGAATTGATCATATAACCAACAATGGCTTCCTTTTCCCTGATGGCTAGAATATACTTCGGTAGATTCGAGTCTTCCGGATGCAGCCTTTTCTTGACAGTCCGTCTATTGCCAATTTGCCCCTTCGAAATGTTGCTCTTTGTTTCCTCGTCATGAGTCTGACCGAGCCGCATTAGACGTTTCTTTTCCCGAGTCTCTTCTGAATCTTGTCCTTTCGCACCTCCGTAGTTCAAGTTGTATCCATTGGGAACGAGAGCGTTGTACGAGCGAATGAACTGTGCTTCTTTTTGATCCATGTCTTCTATCGTTTCACATTGGCACAGTGTGGTAACTTCAAATCCATTTTCTCCATGCTTTCGAATTGCATTGTTGAGAAGAACGCAATGGTCTTTATGTCCCTTCTCGATGGTATTTCTTGCTTCTCGAAGATGACTTTTCCAACGCCCATGAGTGCCCCATTTCATTCTAATGGTACCAACCTCTTTCAATGCTTGACCGACGTAACATTTGCCATTCTCTTTATTGCGAATCAGATAGATCTCACCAATGTGATTTTGAGTTGAGATATCCATTGATTGTATAAGGATTTGATTTGCTTAAGTAGGTGTTCATCCGATGAATTCAAATTTTAAACCCAAAATGTTATGATTCGTTGAAGCTTATCTCTAAAAAACTCATTGAAATGATTTAATCTCTTATACGAGAAATACGTCACTTCTTTCGGGGGATCTTTGTAAGATGGTCTGTCGTGATCCACGATGATGTATTCAACAGTGAAACAGTCGTTGCAGTAAATAAGACCATCGTTGAGCATGATATTCCTGTTGGCCGAGGTGCAATGAGGGCACTGTTCCTTGGGATCCTCGTCGAAAGGTTTCACGTAGTTATTCTCGGTATAGGCAAGGTATTTTTCGAGGAGGGATGCACGGTCCCTATTCGAATTTTCTGGATTGCTCGGATTGTTACAATCTGTGCATCCGCGCTTTTCTCCCTGCATCAAATACCGCAAAATGCCGTTATCTGAAGGTTTTTTCTTCGACAACAAGAGAGTTTCTTCCTGGAAGGAGGAACCCTTGTCGATAATGTCGTAATATTGAAAGAGGATCCCGCCGGTGTTGATAAGATATTCTATTTCGTCAACATCACCGTCCATGTGGACGAGGTGGCGCTTTATAGTGAGGATCTGGTCTTGCACCTCGACGATCTTGAACATGGTCTCTTGGTCCATGTCGGAACCTTCTCCCACATCCAACCGTCGCGCATTGAGATCGTAGAGGTGCGCTTGCAGAAATGACAGTTGTTCATGTAGTTCGCCGGCGAGTGCCTCCTTTTCTTGAAACTGTTTTAGCTTCAAGCCGTGTTGGACATCGAGAGTTTTTTTCGTTAAGGTTTGAGGCTTCGTGCCTTTTTGAGGGGTCGAGACGGAATACATAATCGTAATAGACCATAGTATGAGAAGCTCAAATTTCCTTAAATAATAGTTTTTATTTGTATTTAAAGAGTAATATACAAGTGCCATGGGTTATGTGACCAAGAAAGGGCAACATGGGTCAGGCATAGAAGATTCCGTGGTTCTTGCCACGACACAGCTGCAAACGCTCGTCGCAGTCCAGAAATTGAACGTCACTTTCTCACAATTGGTGGAAGCCTTCGATCTCGACGACATTTGTTCTCTGATCCCCCTCGAATTAAAAAAAACGAAAGACTCGAAATTCAAGTTCGATCTCGGCATCGACATCAAGAACCTGAAATCCATGACAGATTGCATGCAGGATCTCAATATCGTTCAACACGTCCATGATCTATGTGCGTTCACTCTTCGAAAGGATGCGCCCTGCAAATGCGACACACAAGAAATGGAAGAAGACGAATTCGACGAAGAACTCATCTCTTCTCACATGGCTCTTCCAGCTGCAGAAGCATCGCTGAAAGAGTTCTTCGTGAGCTTTTCGACCCAAGAGCTGTACCATGCTTTGCAAGTGCTGAAAAAGCATCGCTATTTGCCGTTGGATATCGCGAATCGAGAATTTGGTGAAGTCAGCAAAGCGGTCACCAAAAAAGGGGGCAACGCCCAAAAGGGGTTCCTCCCGGCCATTGGAAGGATGCCTGTTATGCCTGGGGTAAGCAAGGCAGAAAAGACACAATGCAGCATGACGTGTGATAGGTTGAGAGAAACCTATTTGTCTGATCTGAGCAAATGGATCATTTACAAAGTCATGAACTACTACACGTTGAAGACATTGTATTATACGAACCAAAACATGTTCAGCGTTGTCGTCGCCCTCAAGTTCAATCTTTTATGGTATAGATATGTTCCCGACGTGAAGTACTTGCCGGTCCCTGTGAGTCTGTCTCCCTTCGTATTCGTCTTTTCTTTGGCGCTTGCATTTACGGTGATATCTCAAGGAAACGAAGTGTTGGCAAACGACGCAAAAGCCTTGCTCGGAGAGTTTACCAAAGCCTTTGCGCGGTTCAACCAAAACAAGATGCGAACCATCGAAAGACTCTTGATGATCCAACAAGACCAAGAGTCCCTCAAGAAAATGAGCATGCTGAAAGATGTGTTGACGAGTCTGGGAAATCTGTTGGATGTCGTGAAGCGACCCTTTATCAGACCTCCAAGTGCCAGACCGCGGTCGGTTATGGCCAATAGAAAATCCGTCGACCCTGGAATTTTGCAGGGACTGTACCATAAGGTTGGAAACGTTCGGGCCATCTTCAGACACATGATGAAATATTCCAATACGGAAACTACACACGATCGTTTGGCACATCAGATGATCAATATCATCTGGGTTGCTTGTGATATCATGCAGTCTAGTTTGGCGTATAAGATCATGATCAAGGGTACCAGCAAGCAGCATTGGAATATGGCATTGTGCATCGATGTAATAAAGAAGGCCATCAAAGACAACGAATCGAATAAGAACGACAACAAGCCGTGCAAAGATAGATTGGGCACGCTTCGAAAGACGATGAAATGTGGGTGCACGGACGATATCCTAGCTAGCGCTTTAGATTCCTACGTGCCTTTTTATAAATACACGTGCCCCATCAACGATGACAAAAGCTTCACAGAGCTCTTACAATTCGTGCAAAAATACGAAGGTGTCTTGGACGGTCAAGAGATCGGGGCCATGGACTCGGTGAAGTTCGTCAAGCCAATTATGAGAAGAAAAATAAGTAGCAGCACCCGGGATAACACCGAGTACAAGTACAAGCTGATCATGGCGAATGCAGCAAGCCAAATAGAGTATTGCAAGCATCCCGTAGAAGATCTGATGGCGACCGAGCGAGATCAAGGATCAAGTGACAAATGGGACATCGACGATCTTTTTGGTAAAGCAATAAAATCGAATTTCACGGGCGGTAGAGGTCCGAAAAAGGACGACAAAGCGTAGTATTCAACTACAGTGAGCCGTTTTTGTTTTTATTCTGTTGTATCAAAAATGCGTAGATACTGCGATAGCAGCAAGTATGAGTGCTAAGGAAATACCATCTCTAACATAATGTATCTTTTGTCTGAGCAGTAGTGCATTTAACATGTAGAGATTCAACAGATCAAATGCTATAATCAACAACATAATTTGAAAAACAGTGATGTGGTTATTTGCAAACTTGTTGCCCAGTACATTGAATATGTATTCAACGGAAACAAACATCAAGGCCAGTATGTAAGCGCGTATGAATGTCCAGTTTTTGCCGAATGACAAATGATAGAAGGAAGCAATAGTATAGCACACAGATCCTAGGTATATGAGCAAGATAGCTAGGAATTTGTTCATGGTTAAATTTATTGTATAATAGCTTTAGATAATCGATATTCAGAGAAAAAATAAAATGAAAAACAATGCCATCATAAAGTAAATACAATGGAGCCCTCTGCTGCTTTTGGCCAATTGAATTGGTATATCACAACGTATGCGAAAGTACTCCCAATGTGGACTTTTCCATTCTTGCCATTGGGAGTTGCCGCTTTTGCTCAAACATTGGCTTGGCTTTCTGGACCTATCTTTTTCAGGAATTTAACGCTTCTACCGCGCATACTGGTATTGTGGGGTATTGCTTTGTTTGAATACCTCCCCATGAGTGTAACGATGAATTCTGGTGTTGAGGTTTTAGGAATGTCCGAACCGTTGTTGGTTGTCGTCTACCAAGTCATGACACTGATTGTTTTTATGATTGTTGATCTGTTCGTTTTTAAAAAGCCGTTTGCCACCAAATATATAGTATCTTTTGTATTGCTATCTTTGGCCGTCTATGTCGCATACATGTGGTGAATGAACGAGAGGTGAGGGACGTCACGAATAAATTGTATGAACTATCGAGTACCGTGATCGATAAATTTGAATAATAAATAATAGTAAAATGTAGTTAAAGCATCTTTGGGATAATATACACAATACAACACGATGGAATCCGCTCAAGCATGCCTTCGCGAAGTGTTGGCTTCTCTTCCATTCGTCTGGTTTCGGTGCACGACTTCGAATGAGGAAGTTTCCCGTTGCGTCCACGATTTTGATGAAGACGATACCGAAAGATTGGTTACGGCAGCGATGGCTTTGCTATCTCAGCCTGACGTTCAGACCATGGCCTTCACGTTCGCGGAGGTGGATGAGAAACTGGACATCGACCTAACGAAGGAAAACGGAAAGTGGATCGGCACCGCCACGATGACGTGCTGGGACTTGGACTTGGATGGCTACAATCCTACGGAAGATCCCATCATAAAGCACGCTACACATCACGTGGCATTCGGAGGTTACATCATTAACTTGCAGAAGGTGTGTCGGGCAATGCGAGTCCTCCAGCCTTGAAGAGTCCAAACCCCAAAACTTAATCATCGTTGTCCCCAAACACATTGTCTTCCGTCAAATACTTGTAATTAATGAGGAGAATCGAATCTTCGAGAGTCGTTGCTTGGAACTTGGGATCCTTGAAATACCAGTAAGTTGCCAACTTATAGCATTCGTCCTCCTTCAGAAATGAAACGAGACCGATGTTGAGCCAGGCTTTTACTAGTTTACCCTCTGGTCTTTCATCCGCGCTCGCTACCGAGTTGTGAAAGAGCAAGGTTAGGGCACCATGAATGGAGCTACAATAGCACGGAAAAGTTTGTAGTTCCATATTAATGTGATTAAGTGCATTAGCTTGTGAATTTCAAATTTAATTTCGCGTTTTTTCAAAAAAAAATATCTCCTTAGATGTATATACAACAACTATGGGTGGTGGACTTATGCAACTTTAGCGATAGAGTTGAACAGTGGGCTGCTCTCATGGTTCCATGCCAAACCATGACGGGAGAACAGTGTAATGGCATGGATTGTTTTCGAATTCATGCTCTCGGTGGAGATGAATCGCAAACATTATAGAACCCGCTAGTAGTTTGTGAAAAACAAACTGCGACATCCTTAAATTGCGGGAACCCCCTTAGAGCTCTTCCTACCACTTACTGATGGCGACATGCAGTAATACCTTGGTTAATGGCCAAAGGCACGGTAAAAACGGAAGAGATTGGGCAATCCGCAGCCAAACGTCTTTGTTCATGATGAGGGTGCGAAATGGCAAAGATGGAGGTTCAGAGACTATAATGGATGGGCACGAGAGAAATCCCTTTTTCTCTGTGAATGCTTGAGGGATAGTCCAGCCCTCTGGGAAACCTTTGGGATAAACTGGTCGCATACGGCGCTTAGATGTATCTTGGGCGCCAACAGCAGGCTGCCATGGCGGTTCCAAACCATATACCGCCTTGGAAAAACAGTGGAAGGTTTGGGTCGAGTTCCAACGACATATAACCTGCTAGTTAGTGATGTGATCTCATATCACTAGCAAGATTGTCAAATTGCGGGAACCTCCTTAGAGCCTTTGCTACCACTTCATCGGGGCGACCCTTTGAAGGAACTCGGTTAATGGCCGAACCCAAAGGTAACAACGCAAAGGATTGGACAATCCGCAGCCAAGCTTCTCTGCAGCATAACACTGAGAAGAAGGTTCAACGAGTAGACGGCAATCGGGCACACCCTACAGGGGTGCCTTAAGGTGTACTCTGGCCTTGTCAGAAATGGCAAGGGTATTAGCAAGATATCTATCTGACGGGCAACCCTCAGATTACCTTCTTCAAGGTCAACACCATATGGCCTTAGTAGTTGTGAAAAGCAACTGCTAGTAATTGCTTATGCAATTGCGACACCGTCAAATTGCGGGAACACCCTTAGAGTCCTTGCTACCCACTTTGTGAGGAAACTCATAAAGGAACCTGGTTAATAGCCAGCTCCAATGGTAACAATGCAAGGAATTGGGCAATCCGCAGCCAAGTCCTAAGGACCGTTATGGTAAGGTCTAAGGATGCAGTTCAGAGACTAAATGTCGGTGGGCTAGAGAAGCCTAACCAGCTTCTATGAAAGCTTAAGTTATAGTCCGGCCCCTTGTGAGAGCAAGGGAACAAGCCGCATTTATCGCAGGCATTAATTGGTAGTGCAGAAAAGTTACGCGCCACAAGAATCTAGGCTCTTCTTGTGATAAACCGCTTTGGCTCCTAGGATTTTGTTTACAATCATGCCAGTAGCTAGTGATTGCAACAGCAATCGCAAGACATCTGGATGCGGGAAACCCCTTAGAGCTTTTCGTCCCAACGATCGAATGGAAACGTCCGGTCAGGCCAAGAGAAAAACTTGGGTATGGGAAAAATCGAAGAGATTGGGCAATCCGCAGGTCAGTGCCTAAAGACATTAGTCCAAGTCCATGGCACGGCTTCAGAGATCGCAAAGGTGTCGGGATGCAATGATAGGAAAGGACACCTAGAGCATCCTTAAGGTACGATCCATCCCCAATGGGAAACTTTTGGGTATAGAGACCAACTTCTCGATGGAGTCCATCGAGCAAACCTTCAATGGTTCTGCAGATTGGGGCAAGAAAGTGACATGCACGGTTTCCCGTAATGGCGATCTGATTCACCGCACGTACCTGCGTGTGGAGCTCCCAACGGTGACTGTGCCCGCCGCCTCTTCCTCCTCCGCCTACACCGGCTTCCGCTGGCTCAACTGGCTCGGCCACATTCTGGTCAAGAATGTCGAGCTCGAGATCGGTGGTCAACGCATCGACTTTGTCAGTGCGGAAAAGTATCAGGCTCCTATGCTAACTTGTGCAGCATAGGAATACAACCCTTTAGTGGTGCACAAGTCTCTGTGTCATATGAGCCAGTATGAAACATAAGACACGTTCAGAGCATCCACAGATACTAGTGTTTGCCTTAGGGAAGGCAAATGCGACGCTTTCAAATTGCGGGAATCCCCTAAAGCCTTGGGTACCAAAATGAGGTAGTAATACCTTGTTGGCGAAGAGTAGAACTTCGGTATGGTAAAAATCCCAATGGATGAGACATTTGTCAAAATGGGCAATCCGCAGCCAAGCGACCTCTCAAAAGAGGCCGAAGGTTCAACGACTAAACGGAAGCGGGTCTGAAAAGGCTCAAGATATAGTCTACTCCTTGGCGAAAGTCAAGGTAAGGGTATCCGTGAGGACCCTCTATATGCCAAAAATGCCAGGCATATAGTATTCGCCGTAAACCAATGTGACAAGCATTACGGAGATCAAAGTCAAGGTCTCGAAAAGCATCTAGCCCCTATGGTTCTTTGTGCAGCCTAGGGGGAAAACCTATTAGCAGTGCACAGTATTAAAATAAGACTGCAGATGCTAGTGGGCACGAAAGCCTGCGACACTATCAAACTGCGGGGACACCCTAAAGCCTGTAAAAGTTGTGATACTTAAAAATTGAGAGCCGAAAAGGTTGTGTGTTGGCAATGGCAACCAAGAAATGCACTTCATGCAACAATGAGTTGAATGTGGATCAGTTTGGGACATACAAGTCTAAGAATGGTACAGTCAAGGTCCGAAGCGAATGCAAGGCATGTAGAGTACAAAGGGAATCCGAACGTAACAAAGCAAATCCGGAAAGGCATAATGAATACTCCAAAGCATGGAAATCAAAGAACAAAGATGCAATCAGGGTATACGAAAATGCTAGAGTAAAGGAAAAGCGAAAGGTTGACGTTCAATTCCAAATAAGGACCGATCTTACATCACATCTGAGACATTTTGTCTCCAAGCGTAGAGTTGAAATTCGTGGTCTTGAGTGTGATCACGAACAATTCAAAGATTGGTTTGAATACCAATTTCAGGAAGGGATGTCATGGAATGATCCAAAAACATGGGAGATCGATCATGTCATTCCCCTATCATGCTTTGATCTGACAAACAACTCACAATATTGCATTGCATGCCATTGGACAAACACAAGACCAACAACGGCATTAGAGAACAAAAAGAAAAACAACAGCATTAGATTGGATTATATCATCAACCATATACACACAATCAATGCTTTTCTAGCAAATCACAACCGCTACCAAGTATGTATGGCAACATGCATATGGCAGACAGTAGAAGTCTGGTATGGTAAAAATGCACAGGATGAAGAAAGTTTTGAGAACTTTCTAAAATGGGCAATCCGCAGCCAAGCGACCTCTTAATTATTCAAAAAGAGGCCGAAGGTTCAACGACTAAATGGTAGTGGGTAGGTAAGTTATGTTTTCTTATCTGCTTAAGATATAGTCTAGCCCCCGGAGAATATCCGATAAATAGAGCGAAAGCTCGGGTATAAGCGTGGCTTCACATTTGGAACGAGCTGACCCAGAGCGCTGGTCATCAGCTCGGCTATGCCAACATGGTCGGCAACATCCCCCAGCTGACCACTCCCCTATTCAACACCAACACCGGCGCTGCCGTGACCGTGCCCAGCCAGATCCTCTACATTCCCCTGGAGTTCTGGTTCGCGCGCAACCCAGGCCTTAAAAGCTAGGGCAGAAAAGTGCTGTTCCTATCAAACATTGTGCATAAGATAGGAAAATCAACTTTGTGGCGCACAAAAGTATCCTGTCCACATTCCGCCACCCAATCAAGGACGGCAAGGATATTTAAAAAGACCACAAGCACTAGTGATGAGACTGAAAGAGTCTTATTGCTACAAGACCAAATTGCGGGAAACCCCTAAAGCTAAAAATTGAATCCACAACTGTTCAGACAAGATAGCAACATGACAACAAAAGAATGTGTATCGTGTAAGCTTGTAAAGATTTTGGAAGATTTCGAATTACGTGCCGACACTGGAAAAACAAGAAATCAATGTAAGAAGTGCCGCAATGATTATGTGAGGGAATACAAGGAAAACATTGCCAATGGTACAATTACAAAGAACGTTGTAGAGGTCGTAGATGGAAAGAAACAGTGTACAAAGTGCAACACATGGAAGGACCTTACATTGTTTCCTCCTAGAATGACCGAGCATGGTTACCGGCACGAGTGCTTACAATGCAAGCAAAAATGCTTGGCTGAGTTCTATCAGACGACATACAATGAAGTTCGACGCGAGAAGAGAAAAAATGATCCATGCTATAAGCTTTTGTGTAATCATAGGCTTTACGTTTATAAATGCCTGACACGATATCAAGAGAAAAAGGGTCACAGTGTGGACTACATAGGGTGCTCATTGATGATGTTCAAGAAATGGTTAGAGTTTCAATTTCATGATGGTATGACTTGGCAGAACTATGGGAGTTTATGGACTGTTGACCACATCCTTCCCCTGTCTGCTTTTGATTTCACAAATGAAGCACATCAAAAAATAGCATTCAATTGGAAAAACACACAACCTTCTATCGATAACTTCAAAAAGTCTGCTAAAATTCGCCCTTATGAGTATTTCAATGCACTTGTAAGCGCACATCGCTACATCCAACTGAACAGTTTAGATTCAACGGAGTACCAAGGCATAAATGAAAGTTTACGCTGGCTGAGAGAAAAACTCAGGTATGGTAAAAATCTCCTAGATGATGTTGTTGTCCAAAGGATAATAACAAAAATGGGCAATCCGCAGCCAAGCTCCTAAAGTCGTTATGACAAGACTATGGAGAAGGTTCAGAGATCAAATGGTTTTGGGTCTGAAGAGTCTAGTCCACTCTCATGATGGCTTAAGATATGATCCACTCCCGATTGATTTTCCTATTGTGAGAAAATCATGAGAAATACACCGAAAGGTGGGGTATAAAGGAGCTCTTCCACTTATCGCTCTTCAATATCACGAGGTTAACACAATGGCCTAAAAAAGTGAAAGGAAGCAAAGCCTTTCGCTAGTAGTTGCCGAAATGCAACTGCGACACACCTTGATGCGGGAACTCCACCCAATGCGCTCGAAACTACCACTTCACTCTGGAAACTCAGTGAAGGAACAGTGGTAATTCCACTTCCCAATGGTAAAAAAGTTTCGGGTGAAGGACGATCCGCAGGCGAGCGCCTAAATCCGCTAAGCGAGGATATGGCACCGTTTCAGAGACTGAACGGGTGTGGGCTTGAGGTGAATAGCATTCACCGACGAAAGCTTAAGATACAGTCCAGGCCCCAAGTATGGTAAACTTGGGGAACTACCTGCAAGATTAATCTAGAACTCCGCGATGCCCGCGATTGTTTCTGGGCTGGCTCGACCACCGACACTGGTGCCAACTGGACCACCAACCTGTCGGCCGTCACCGTCAGCTCCCTGGCATCGTGCTCCCTTTTTGTGGACTATATCTATCTAGATACCGACGAGCGTCGCCGCTTCGCACAGGTCTCACACGAGTACCTGATCGAGCAGCTGCAGTTCACCGGTGACGAGTCCACCTCGACCACCAACAACAAGCTGAAGCTCAACTTCAATCACCCCTGCAAGGAATTGATTTGGGTCGTACAACGCGACGAGAACGTCACCGACCAATCCGGCTCGGTTGCCGCTGCTTCCCACGCTCTGGGCAAGCAATGGTTCAACTACACCGACAAGCCCGATCTGACCTACACCAGCTCTGGCGTCTGGACTGGCTCCAACACCACCCTGGTGAACGGCTCGGATCGCGAGGCTGGCTCCATGCCCGGCGTCGCTGCCGGCGGTGCCAACAACGTGTTCGTGCCCGTTTCCTTCGAGGACGGCAAGAACCCCGTGTCGCTCGCCAAGCTGCAGCTCAACGGCCACGACCGCTTCTCGGAGCGCGATGGTCGCTACTTCAACCTGGTACAACCATACCAGCACCACGAGAACGTGCCGTCGTGCGGCATCAACGTGTACTCCTTCGGCCTCAAGCCCGAGGACCACCAGCCATCCGGCACTTGCAACATGTCTCGTATCGATAATGCTACCCTGCAGCTGACCCTGACGGCCAACTCCGTCACTGGCGGTTCCACCGTCAAGGTTCGCGTGTATGCGGTCAATTACAACGTTAAAAATGATAGAGCGTTGAAAAGCTACCCGACAAGGAGATGTGGGATTTCTTCTTGTGCACAATCGGTTAAGCTCCCACCAAAGAAGCTTGTAGCTAGTATTTGCTGACTATATCAGCAAATGCGAAACACCTTGTTGTTCGGGAAACCCCTTAGAGCCATTCATACCAAGGTTGATATCGAAAGAGTCAACTGGCCAAGAATAATGAACTTGGGTACGGTAATAATTGAATGGATTGGGCAACCCGCATGCTTATCACCTAACCCCGTCAAAGACAAGGGTATGGTGAGGCGTCAGAGACTGAACGGGTGTTGGTCGTCAATGAAGGACTAGTCATCCTGAGACGGCTTAAGATACAGTCCAGGCCTTTAGGGAAACTTAAAGGAGAACCTGTCTTCGTATTATGTCCGGCATGGGCGGCCTTAGCGGACGAATAATGATAATATTCGTCGATCAGGGCCTAAAAGCAATGGGCCAAATTATTTGGGAAAACCCACTTGCTAGTGTTTGCTTCAAGCAAATGCGACACACCTTGTTGTTCGGGGAAACCCTTAGAGCCTTTCACACCAAGGTTGGATTCGAAAGAATCCAGCTGGCCAAGAATAAAACCTTGGGTATGGTAATAGTTGAAAGGATTGGGCAATCCGCATGCTTACTACCTAAAAGCGTAAAGTCAGCTTATGGTAGGGCGTCAGAGACTGAACGGGTGTGGGTCGACGATGAAGGTATAGACAACCTAAGTCGGCCTAAGATACAGTCCATCCCTCTAGGGAAACTTAGAGGTATAAGAGTGCCTACAGCAATTAGACATAGTTGCTGCTGCAAGCTACATTCCATAACAATTAGAAATAATAATTTGATATTTTTTGTGAGTTGTCATCAGTGTGACATAATATGAGAACGATTTGATGATGCTTAAAGGAGGCAAAGCATCCTTTATCCAGAAACAATCAAATTGGAACATAAAAATTGAAAAGACCGTCTATGTATGCACAATTGTTCATATCAGAATGACGTGTATAATTACAAAAAGGATAAAACTTGCAAACGTTAGAGGTACAGACGAGATTAAATACAAATATATGATAGATTTTGATGGGCATCGCTACGTTGCTCTTTATTGGCCATCATCAGGTAACCCAATTGTTTATGACGAGATATATGAAAATATATTAATGAATTACAATTGGTACATTTTAAAGGTAGGTTATGCTCATAACCATTCCGATTACATGCATCGAATTGTGGCAGCCCAAGCCAAAATGATTTTAGATAACGGATTGACAATTGACCATATCAATGGATATAAGCTTGATAATCGCAAAAAGAATTTGCGTGTGGCCACACAAAGTGAGCAAAACTCAAATAGGCCTGCACGTTCGGATAAAATACCACCTTGTGAGGAGCTTCAAGCAGCGGGGGTCGAAGAGCTTCCAAGATACGTTCGGTGGGATCGGACAGAACAAAAGTTTATTATCGAGAAGCACCCCCAATTGATCAAGGAAGTTGATGCTGGCGTTCGGAAGAAAGCTGTCATGAGTGGAAGTAAGTCGAGGACATTGACGATCATACAAAAATATCAGGACATACTTGCAAGGATGTTGATTCTTGATCGAGCAAACAGTATGCTGGATGCAGATAGGTTTAGGGCTATTATCGAAGAAAATAAAAGAGAATACGATGAGATATGTAACAGCATCGACCTGTATGAAGGTAGGGTACCTCTAACCCTACCAGAAAAAACAGGTGTTGTGATGGATGCCATTGAACCAATCAAGAGAACTAGTGACGGGAAAAAAACCATATCAACCCTTCCTGAAGGTTGTGGTGTCAAACACGAAGACTTGCCCAAGTACTGCTATTACAAACCTAAGACAGACAATCGAAGTGATGGCTTCACAATAGACAAACACCCAAGCCTGATTGCTGAAGGAAAGCGCCAATGGTCAACCACACAAAAGTCTTTGGTATCGACTTTGGAGAAATTTAATCACCTCCTTGCCAAGTACGAAGAGTTACAAGCAAAGTTGTGATATCATTTTATTTTTAAATGATGGCACACAAACATTGACTCATGGTATCAGATCATACCATAGAGTCATTCTCTAGTTCCTTTTTGTAATCCAAATAGTTATGGAACCATCGGAATCCCCCTGCGTTATATCCTTTCGTGCATGCCCTATGGATGTTGGTCTTCGAAACTCCGGTTGCCTCTTCTGCTTGGGGATAGGAGTCGTAAATTTGTATTAATTCTCCGTCTTTGCATTGGAACACTTTGAAAAAGGGGTGCAGCAGCGTTCCCTTTTCTTTCGCTTTTTGGACAGCTTCGGGGCTAGCAAACCATTTGTATCCATGACTGACCACCCCATTTTCTAGTGCATTTTTGATGCAGCCACGATTAAACCCTGTTTCGGTTTCAACACTGGTATAACTATCGAACTTTCTCACTATATTGCCCTCATAATCAACCTGTACAACTTGTACCTTATTCTTTTTTGTGACAAGGTTGTTGGCATATGCATGCAACATGTTTTGACTTTGAGTAACTACCTCCAGATTGTCAAGGTTGTTGTTGGATTTATTGCCGTCTATATGATTCACAACCAAATTATCATCTAGCTTTTCAAGGAAGGTTTGAGCCATAAGCGAATGTACAGTCATACACTTTGTACCAACTCGAACATAACAGTACCCCCTTTCGTCAACATATTGCTTCTTTAGTTTGTTGAACTTGTTTTGAATCCTACCGTGGTTGGATATCTTGTAATATGGCCAATTCTTGACGTCCTTCCATATTTCATTAGGTTGATCGATGCAGAATTCAGCTTTAGTGACGGTGGGACCATCTACTTGAGCATGTAAAATTTGCTCCGAGTGAGTAGCCCATTCAAGATTATGAGAGTTATTGTTTGCTCTATCTTTGTCTTTATGATTCACAGTGGGCTTGTTATCATGGTTTGGTATAAAAGCAAGAGCAACTAGCCGATGCACCGACCGGTTCACATAAGTATCATCTTTTCGCACAGTGACATGCATGTATCCGTTTGTTGGAATCTTCGTAATCATGCGGTTCGTTTTGGCATTCCTGACGTTTCCAGCATTCGAAACCTCATATGTAGGAACTTCGTCAACGGATCTCCAAACCTCCATCCCTGTGCGTTAACATCTTCAGCATGCTTAAGTACATCACAATAAAATATTGGCAACCATTAATGCCATTATTAATTTGATTTGTCGACATGTTGGATTGCGATGATTTTGCTCCTCCACCAGGATAAGCGGTTTCAAGTTCAAGGTCAACTTCAACCTTGACAAACAATTAATATTTATCGACAATTCAAAAACTATATAAGGACAAAGCGTATGAAACATATATGATGGCGGTCAAAACGAATAAAATAGATGATACTTTGCTTAGTAAGCTACTCGAAACCTTCAATACTGCAGAACGACAACAATTTGTCAAGCATTTTCAGTTTTATCTACAATATGGAACGAATCCAACAACGTATCCTGTATTATTAGATGATATTTGGGAGTATCTAGGATTCACAAGAAGAGACAACGCTAAAAGGTTTCTTGCAAAGAACTTTATTAAAGACGTCGATTATGTGGTGTCAACTTTGCTCCTCCCAACGGAGGAGCAAAAAACAAGGGGTGGATCAAACAAGGATAACATTATGATGAACGTGGATACGTTCAAAGCCATGTGCATGACTGCCAACACGGAAAAAGGCAAGCAAACCCGCTTGTATTACACCAAAATGGAAACTATTTTTTTCAAGTACATGGAGAAGAAGCACTTGGACGACATGAATAGGTTGATGGCTGCCACAGAGCGCCAAACAGAAATACAACGACATCTTGTCCTTATCAAGGCGTATCATGACCGTCCGTGTGTATATATCGTAAAAATCTATGGTTTGTCCGATGAATACACCATTGTAAAGATCGGTGAGACTGATGATATCGAATCGAGACTGGCGACATTACGCCAGGTATACAAAGATTGCGTTCTCCTCGAAGTCTATCCTTGTACACGTCCCCACAAGTACGAACAAGGTCTTTTCAAAAAGCCTATACTGCAAGCTCACAGGCTTGGAAAGGAGGAACTGTTTCATCTGTCCGATGAGCTCACCCTTGATAAATTGAAAAAGCTAGTGCAGAATTATGTTCACTTTTTTGGCGATGAACAACAAGGACCCATGTCTGTAGAAGTGGCAAACAAAAGATATCTCGAAGCCATTTCGAAAGAAAGGCTACAACTTCTTCAAATAATAGCAACGACTCAAGACGAAACCACGAAGCGATACTTCCGAGACATGCTCGAAAAGCTATGCAAGAACAACCCCGAACCGTCAGAACTGGTTGCTGAAGAAGAACCTGTGCCACCCCAAGAGCCAGCATCTAATCGAAAAGTCTACAAGTATGCTCCGAATGATTTGCGCACACCCGTATCCGTTTACAACAGTTTGAGGGAGGCTGCCAGATCGACAGAGAATCCAGAGGTGCATGATTATCATATCCGCGAGGCATTTTTAGACAACAAACTTGTAGAGGGTCATCGATGGTTTGTGGTGGACGACGAAGAAACACTGCCAGAAAGCATTCCCCAATTTGAAACATCTACACCTAAAACCAATCCGAGGCGCTCTGGATTAGTCGCTCAGATAGATAAAGACAAAAAGAAAATTGTGAATGTTTTCCCGAGCCAAAACGAAGCTGCGGCGGCGCTCAACATGGCTGCTTGCAGCATAACGATAGCTCTCACGAAAGAGAGCATGGCTTCCGGTCATTACTGGAAGATGTTCGATGATTGTGAAGAATCGCTCAAGCAAACATTCAAAGGAGATGTCCCCCAACCAAAACGGCCAGGCACATGCTCCAAGAAAGTCGAGCGGATCGACCCACATACGAACGAAGTTGTCGAAGTCCACCCGTGCATCCAAGACGTATGTTCGAAATATCGAATCTGTCACAAAAAAATGAATGCCATCAGCGAGACCGGCGAGATCTACAAGGGTTTCATATGGCACATCACGACAACAAGAACTACATGACCACTACTGCTCGTCCTTACTTTTTTTCATCACGGCGCATGTGGGCGTCGTATCGACGGTTTCGAATCTTCGATTTTTATAGACCCGGACCGTTCCCACAGGTGATAATACGTAAAGCTTTTCGTATTGTGGCAAGACGCTTTCCAGGAGCGTTTTGTAATAGCCATCTTCCTTGTAAGATGGGTGAATGTAAATATATGTGAGCCATGGACAAAGACTAGGAAACACGTTAAACTCTCCGGTATCCACGACACACGCACCTATCAAGACATCCCCGTCGACAAGGATACTCACATTGGGAAGCTCTGCGTCCTCACATGATTTTTCCAGGAAAACATACAAATCATCCTCTGTTTCGAATCTCTTTCGACTTTGGAACTCATCCTTCCACTCGGACCATAGATAAGAAGCCACGGTCTTTGTGATTCCAGGGCGATGCGAAAGTGGAAGCACCTCTGGTGCCATCTTTTACGCTTTTTAAATGCTTAATTGATATTACCCTTATATGGTACTTGATTGGCCCAGCATTCGCAAAAACATAGAACAAAATAAGCATATGTGGAATGCTATCAAATAAGAAAAATGCAAGTATAAAAGATGGGGGTGATTTCTCTTTCATGCCAAACATGGATCTCGAAAACGCATTGCACATCGCTCTCGACGTGATCGACATCATAAATCTATGCTATTCCAAGCATGGCCGCAACGTCCTCCAAAGCATCTCTGTGCTTGGCTCTGGTATGATCGAACAATCCTCTCGCGCTGAACTGTCGACTATCATCGCCACAACGCGAACAACAGAACATTCCTTCCGTCTTGCTTGGTTTGTACAAGGGGCAAGGTGCTCCGTACATCTTTTCGATCAAATCAGTCCATTCGTCTTCGTTCAGGTCAGGCGTATCCAACATAATCGTCCCGATGAATGCCATGTATTCCTTTTTCTGCAACAGGCACCTCTGTTCTCGTTTTTTAAAACAGCGTCTCATAAACTCTTCGTCAAAGCTCGCTTTCTTTGCTCGCAGGCGCTTTTCGTTCAACTCTGCGACGCACGCCCCAAGCACGTCGTTTCTTCGACAATATTCGTCGGGGTCAAACTTGATGCTCCCGCACTTTGAGCGAATATCTCGGTACGTCCTCGTCGACTTTGCTTCCGTTAGGGTGATCCCATACTCCTTTTTGTTTTCTTTGATGTATTCGTTGACGCGTTCCATAAAGTACGCAACTAAAGCATCATTCACTATCCTTCTCAAACACATCCCGCAAGGGCTCTCTTCGTTTCTCTTTTCAAAGTTGGTGTGCTTCAACGCGAATACCATGTCGAATGGTCGAGTTTCTAGCATTTGCTCAAGGGTTTTAAGATTCTGCACTCGAGCGATCGCCTCCTTTTCTTCCTTCTCTTTTCGAATTTGCACTGTTCGAATCTCTTTGAAGTCATCAAGGGACATGCCCAGTGTCCTTTCGACGCTTTTCACCCAATAAAAAGATAGGGTGTAAGATCCAAATGGTCGCGAAAACATGTCCCTGTCTACGTGTGACAGCCTTTCGAACAGTGCCACGGGCACTAAATAGTCCGTCTTTAGTCGATAATCGCTCATCGTTCGCTCGTACAAGCATTCCGTGCAACATCGGACGCCAAACTCGGTATATATCTTCCGTATACGAGCCTTCTTGCAAAATTGACATCCGACGTTTGCCAACAGTACAAGGCGATCTTTGTATCCTAGGTTTGTCGCTTGGGTAGAATTTTCGTTGCTTGCCTTGAATGCATCCCATGCAACCTTCCAAAAGTCATCATCGATGAGACTATACATATATTTGGACGTTGCAGCCAAATATAGGATTGTTTTGATTGAGTTTTTGGGGTCGGTGAGGTTACACCTGCATATCTGCGCCGCTATGAGTTTCAAGATTGTCCTCAAAATATCTGGTGGCATGTCAATGAGGGAACATGCGTCTTTAACCTTTGTAATCTGCTTGTGTTTTGCACATGATTGTTTCTTACAGACCTGACCCACATTTTTGCCTCGTTTAAAGACATAAGTGCAATAATCTGCTTCCATGCACTATGTTGTGGAAGGGTGCCTTAAATATTATATCTCGCTATTTTGTCTTGCTATTATATAGTCGTTTCCGAAATGTATGAACAAATTGATGGCATCTACTGTATTTCGTTAGAAGGCCAAGTAGATAGACAAGAGTATATCCAACGGATGTTTGCCAGACTCAACATTCCCGTGGAAATGTACATCGTGAAAAAACATCCAAAGGGAGGCCGAGTTGGCTGTTTCACATCTCACTACGATATTTGGAAGATGGCCCACACTCGCGGCTACAAAAACGTCCTAATCTTTGAAGATGATGCTTTGCCAACCAATGGATATGATAAAGAGATTATCCAAGAGACGATAGACTTTGCATTGACAAATTCCGATTGGGAAATCATCCAATTAGGATACTCGTGTAAACTGCAACTAGATCCAAATATTGGCCAATATGTCGACTGTCTTTCTATGATAAAATCGAAGCATGTCAATGGCCATATTTACAGGTATCACGGAGCAACGACACACGCTTACATGCTCTCAAGACGGGGTATTGCAAAAATGTTGCAATATGCACCACGAGAACTATCCAAACCGTCCGAACAAGTCGAGCATGTTGACTTATGGATGCAAACGATTATGGACCCGAAAAATGCATATGCAGTCATGCCAATGCAATTCGATCAAGCATGGTGTTTTGGGACAACAAATTTATATACGAGAAACTTGGAAGTTATCCTTCGTAACGGAGGATGTTACGCTATGCCTTTTGTCGATTTGTACAAAATATCGCTAATATCTTATTATCGCATTTTGATCCTGATATGCATCATACTTGTGATATGTATAATCGTTGTTTATATCACCAAGAAATAGTGACTTCTGCGCAATCACGACTTCAACACAAAAACGTGACTTTTAATAGGGTACCACCAAGGTTTATTGGCAAAGGGGCACGTCCACCGCGAGATCTCGTCTGAAGCCAACAATTTATACCCAAGTATGTCAAATATGTGTTTCCATTCTTTCGATGTCTTGAAGCAGTCCTTGCACTCGGATTGACTATGCTTTTGGGTGAGACGCCAGTCGGATGCATTTTCTGGGGTATTTTCTATGATGATGACTTTTGAGCAAGTTCGTTTAAGCTCATACAACAGGGCATACTGATTTGGAGTATGATGAAGTGCGAATGAACATATTCCCAAATCAAAATGACCATCCTTGAAAGGAATGTGGATGCCATCAAAAAGCGCGGGATGCGTACACACTCCCTTGTCCACCACGTCGAGAGACTTAACGACCACCCCATTCGAAATGAGCTTGGTCGTGTTGCAACATTTACCGCATTCGAGATCGAGCACGAGCTTGGCATCCGCTGCGTATTTCTGCACAGCTTCATACACTCGATTGGAACATGTGGTTTTGAAGTGCCAAACACACCAAGTGACAATAAAAAGCAACCACAAGGCAAACACAATGACATACACAAGCATGTGCATCCTTTATTTATTTATATATAATCTAAGCTAAATAATCCCACACACCGTGCGTACTACAAATTCACAATAGTAAGTTTTGGTGCGGGGCAATTGCGAACCGTTCTCCTAGCTGCCGACCCAAATGCAATTTTGGCCGGAAACCGACTCTTTGGCAATGTCTTGTTCAGGTCTCCATCATACACTTTCCTTCCGACGTATTCAACTTTTGAGTGCCTTTATTCTGTGCCCAACGAACAATATATATGGCAAAGGGATATACACTATATATCAAATGATATTGCATGAAGAAAATTTGATTGACTCCTCTCAAAAAATGGATCTGTACATCTCTCAAAGTTGAAACAAGAACATCGCATTCGCTTCCGCTCTTCTTCCCCACGACATTTCCATGGAGTTCCCGGCGCATATTATGTACAGTATCCTTCGTTTCATCCCTTCGTTAGCCGAAAGGGCGAGGACGGCCCAAGCCATATGTTGCGTTTCGAAAGCACTTGGCCCAGAAGCGCGATTGATTCTTGTTGAACTCCAATACAAAGTCCACGATCTCGCTCATGCTCATGACCGAGTGGCGGCCACATGGCCCCTCGATAGTCTATTGGTGTACGAAGAAAACGAGCAACAAGAGACATCTAGTTGTGTGATGAGTTCTCCCGAAGCAATAAGTGAAAGAATGCTTGAATATCCGGACTGGAAACATGAGCATTGGAGGGTGCAAGTGCAGACTCCAATAATGGACGTGCCCCACTATTGGGAAAACCCTTGCAAGAACCCATTTCATTTGCCAACTTGGTGGGATGCACATGCGAAAGGTCGCCAAGGATCCTTTTTGGCCACCATCGAAAACTGTGTGATTGATGAGTTCGTCGACTTTTCCATCACCATCAAAATCGAACATGACAGTGCAAAAATGTTTGCCATCACCATTACCGTGGATGGCGTCGAGAATAGCGATGTACGATACATCTTCCTGGAGGGTGAATGCATATACACTGTCGAGTACGATGACAAAACAATGTCTACCATATGGCATGGCGAGAAAGTCGCAGAGGGAAGTGTTCGTGCACCACCTCCTAGAAAGGACCTGGTGCATATCAAGCACCCCCCAGGACCAGATGAATATATATACAAGGACGGGTCGAGATTTTATGGAGCAGTTCAGGAGGATCAGTTCCTTGCCTATCATGTTGAAATAAGCTTCGCGGACATTGAGAGATTATTGCTCAAGGCCCAATAATGAAAGCACTTAAGAAAAAAGGATGTGGCTCTATATTAAGGATCGATATGAATACCTCACTCACTGTGCCCAAAACATGCTATACCTGCTTCTTTTGCACTAAGGCCAAGAATGGACCAACCTATTGTTTGCTCGCTCCAAGGCAATTTCGGAACAGACCATTCTATCTAGAAACGGCCATCGCAAAGCTCAGCAATAAAGATTGTGGCAAAGATCTTCAATACTACTTGCAAAGCCCGCCCGACCGTCCTATGCCAATCCTCAACCTATCAAACACAACAGACGACCTTTAAAGGAATTCTAATCCTTTGATGTTTCTTTTTTGTTGAATTCGCAATAGCTGACGATCGCACATGATGCCAGCGCCGAAAGCAATGAAAGTTTGCTTGTGAATCCGTTCAATGCTGTCAAATTCGATGTTTGTACCAACGTTGTAAGCGCCAAGGGGTAAAAACGAGCCGTGAGAGCGACAGACTGTGCCATCAACTCTGTAGAATCTGCAATGCTTGCATACAAATACAAACGACGGATTTCAACTGGAAGGGACGAGTCGAGCGCATGGTTTATGTCTGAACGCACGGACTTTTGAATTGCATATAGACCAAGTACAGGAATCCCCATACTCAATCTGCTTGGAATTAGCCTTTTGTTGATGGTCTTGAGAAGGAACGCCCGCACAAATCCTTGCAATCGAGGCGTTACAATTGCCGCCGAGGCATCGCTAGTTTTGTTTTTCTTTTTTTCGACTTCATGATGAATCTCGTGATTTGCCAAAGTTGGATAGCACCTGGATGCACAAGGCAGAGCGATAGAAGTCATAACACCGGTGAAAGCAAGGGATGATGGAAGTGTCCTCAGCATTTTATCAACGTAATGAAAATATTTAAACACAAAAGGAATTTATTCTTTAAATGATTTCGCTCAAGGCAAAACTCACACCACGACGCTTGTCGCAGACTCAACGGTCACGAACTCGCACCAAATGCTACCTTGATCAAGTGTCATTGGATTACAACAATCGCTCCTTTTATATCTATGACATTGGAAAGTTTGACAACACACGGATCTATTATTACGGAGAAACGCTTGACTTGATGAATGTAGAGTTTCGACTATGTAAAGTACTCCCGGTCTATCACAAAGTCGTTCATGTGTTGATGGACAGCCGGGTGTCAGCAAAGGATTATTTTGATAAATATGTCACAAAGGCGGGTATAAAAACGACGCTCATGCTAAAATACTCCGATGTAGAAACGTGGGATGCTTTTGTGACCAATGATGATTATACATTGCCTACGATTCTGGAATATGTAAATTGTGTATTCGCACAAGAGAATGCATCATCGTAGGTAAAGGCATATAAAGCTATCATGTCAACATGACACATCATGAATCGCACACTACTTTCGACACACTTTCGGACTGTTGGCGTTCCGAAGGAGATAAAACATCAAGAATATCGAGTTGGCCTCACGCCCAATGGCGTGCGAACACTAATTACCCAAGGAATACATGTAAAAGTCGAAAAGGATGCTGGGATCGGGGCCGGCTACGTAGACAAGTTGTATAAAAAGGCGGGGGCTCAAATTGTTACTAAGGAAGAGTTGTTTCAAGGATCGGATTTGATCGTGAAAGTGAAGGAGCCTCAACCTTGTGAATTCGACCTATTTCACCAGGGCCAAGTCGTTTTTACATATTTTCATTTTGCAGGATGTCCGGGATTGGAAAATGCGATGAGGGACAAACAAGTCTTGTGCGTACCTTATGAAACTGTGCAAAAGGCAGACGGATCCTTGCCCCTCTTGACACCCATGTCTGAGATCGCTGGACGCTTGGCTGTGCAAGAAGGCATGCGCTTTTTGACGAAGAACAACGGGGGTGCCGGGTTGCTCTTGTCGGGAGTCCCTGGAGTGGAACCGGGCAAAGTCGTCATTGTGGGAGCTGGGGTAGTCGGAACCAATGCGGCACAGCTTGCCGCTGGTCTTGGCGCCCGCGTATTTTTATTTGACGTGAATGATGAGAGGCTACGACACCTATCGCAAGTCCTTCCTCCGAATGTCGTGACTGTTCATTCTTCCCAAGATTTTATTTGGGAACACTTGCTAGACACGGACTTGGCAGTGGGTGCGGTCCTCGTACCTGGAAAAACTGCCCCAAAGGTAATTACAAAAGACATGATTCACTGCATGCCAAAGGGTTCCGTGTTTGTGGATGTTGCCATTGACCAAGGGGGGTCTTGTGAACTATCGCACCCAACCACACATGAATCTCCTGTCATAGACGTGAATGGTGTGTCTTTGTATTGCGTGGCAAACATGCCAGGCATCGTTCCAGTGACATCTACAAAGGCGCTTACCAATGCAACCTTGCCTTATGTCACGGCTCTTGCCAAACAAGAAGAAATGAAATATCCTGAATTAGTGAAAGCTATGCAAGACTTTAGGAACGCATAAACATATCACGATATGTACATAAGATTATTTTATTTTGGCTTCGCAAGAACGAAGCAATATGCACGTTACCATCTTTGACACAGTCACACCTTTGTGCGTTAGCGATGTGGCAAATGCACAAGGAGAAGAAAATAAGTATGTCTGGCGCCTCTTCGTCTATATGCTACGACAACAACGAACACGTAATTTGCCTGGCATGTACATCGGACTGGCTTATGGCGAGGCCGATGAGGACCATAAACAAAGCCGAGTGCTGGGAGGAATCCTCTTCGTCGTCGTTGATAAAATGGCTCGCATAGATCTCTTGTGCTCTACAAAGACTGGCGTCGGTGCCGGCAAGTGCCTTCTCAAAAAGACAGAAGAATTCGTCTCAGATATCTTGGGACTTGATAAGATTGTAGCTCATCCAACCGAGACGTCCATACCCTTTTTTGAAAGACATGGATTCATTCTGAAGGAAAGGGTCATGGAACGTTATGTGTGCTCCGTGCTCTAATATTCAGCTGAAAATGCTAAGGGGGCGGTGACCGTGTAATAAAACGATTGTGTTGTGGCTGTCGTCAACATGAAGCCTGCTTGGTCTGTTGTAAACTCGTTTGATAAGGTGACACCACCGGAAGCACCTGAGCCCGTGACACTCCCTGAAGCTAGTACAGGAGTAGCCCGCTTCACTTGACGGAAAGGGAAGAATAAGTTTGTGGAGGCCCACCCACCGTTCCCCCATCCCATTGAATAAGCTCCACCTAGTGTGGTGACGACTTCATAATACCTTTGACACAATGCCAGTTCTATGTTGTATGGCAAGAACTCAAATGGTGTTAATAGATTTCCTTTTTCAAACTGAATACCTGTGAACTCAAAAAAGTTGCTTTGAGTGGCCCAAATATTTGTCGTTGTTGTTGACATGTTCTTGTTCCCTGCTATCCATGTGTTGATACTCGATGTAGCATTTAATGACTCGTACATCCCAAAATCAATCTCACCCCATGCATTGGAATCCATGCTCCATATTCCAGATGCTACCGGAGGTGGAGGTATGGTGATGCTTACAAATTGCCATATATTGCTACCTTGTAAGGTTATCGGGCTAACATAACTATGCGTAGCACCTGGCATCTTTCGAATATTTATATTTGTGACGCTCCCAGCTTGCAAGTTTGTTCGCAACCATGCTGATACAGTAATGGGATTCCCATAGGGTGTTCCCCAGTTCAAGTCTGTAACATTCGTTCCTTCAATGACTTGACACAATACTATATATCCAAATGATGAGTTGGCAGCAGAGGCCGTCAACTTTAGCGAGTTTTTTAAACCATACTGATAAGGAGCATCATTGCTCGTCAGTGTCTGTTTGGCTAACTGTAACCCCCCTGTTGTGATGGAAGAATCAAGCCTCCATCTATCCACGACATAGCTACTTCCAGGCCCTGTTCCAATATTTGAGCTTGTTCCCCTTTGAGCGATTCTCATGTCCCCATTGATCACCCTATTGCGAAACATGCCCAAATTTCCTGCCGCTATGTTACCTGTGCATTGAATGTTCCCTGCCACATCGAGGGCTTGTTGTGGATTCGGCATGCACACGCCGACGAAATTACTCGTGTTGGTGTTGCTTCCAAAGGCAACCATGCTCGTAGCCATGTTGGATTGGTAAAGTGCACTGATTTCAGTCGCTGACAATACACGGTTGTAAACACGGAAATCGTCGATGGATCCGTACCACCCATGGCCATTGCTTGTCGACCAACCCACACCTCCTCCTATACGTAAACGAGGAGCACCTGTGTTCATGAAGTTACCAGTGAGAGCTGTCGAGTTAATTTGGGATCCATTTAGATATGTTCTGATGTTTGTGTTATCATAAGTGATGCCAATATGGTACCATATATTAGAAGTGACTATAGTGCCAGACAGTACGGGCCATTGCAAACCACCCGAGTTTGATGTCAACGTCCCAACGATCAAAACGTTTCCTGGATTCAAGTTTGCCTCAATATACGGCGTGGTCATGTTGCACCCAAGCAAAAAAATCGTGGGTTGTGTGTTATTCACGACATTAGAAGCTATGTTGAACCAACATGCAACCGTGATGGGAGGACCAGTTATCGTTGACGCAATCGTCGTATTTTCCACATAGCTCGTTTCAAGCGTGGTACTGATCATTGGATTATTAAACGTTATCGCATTATTCACTTTACCAACATTCTTGTACGATACATAACCCGCGGCGCTCAGATTGAAATTGCTCGCTGCATCATTTGCATTTCCATCGAATGGATAATATGCTAGGAGATTTGACGTCAGATTCGGCATGTAGGAACCTGCAACCTTTGCATTGGATGCAACGAGCGTATTTACGCAGGCGTCCCCACTCACATGGAGTGTCGTAGCCGGATTGGACAAGCCAATACCCACATTTCCAGTGGGACCATCAATGCGAATTCCCTTGTGAATGCTTGCAGATGTCCATGGTCCCAACACGAGACCACTAGTACTCTGTTGACTATTGCTGCTTGGGATAAGAGCGATATCACCTTGAGTCACGATGTCGCTATATCGTGTTGCAACGTCTCCATAAGCGACCATCAAGGAGGCGTTGCAAGTCGATCCAAATTGGGCAATGTTGTAGGCGTTCACGTTGCTTCCCATCACATCCAATGCAAATGATGGATTCAATACACTGATACCAAGCATGTAATTTGAAAATGTCATGCCTACATCTCCATTGATGTACCATTGATGTTGGGTTCCAAAGGGAACGGATTGCCACATTGTTCCTGCGTTCATACCGATAGAATACGGGTAAACTCCGGTATTGCCAGGCCACAAGATGACTCTATCTCCACTGCCGCCATACCACCCGGTTGCCGGAGCTGCTACGCCCAAGTTCGAATGGCAATAGAAGGTGTTTGCAGAAACCCTGCCAGCAACATCCAACTTATTGGACGGTGTCAATGTGCCAATGCCAATGTTGCTGCTCGTCATGAACAACATGTTGCTTCCCGCCACAGAAAATGCTAGCTGATCTTGAGCTGGGTGGAACATTCCAGTGTTGGTATCGTTTGACCACGAGAATGCTGGCACATTGCATGTGCCATCTGACAAAGCTAGCAAGGTATTGGCCCAAAGATCCCCGCTTACGTGCATTTTTGCCGCGGGCGTGTTCAAGCCGATGCCTACATTTCCACCAGCATCGATCCGAATTCCTTTGGATGCAGACGTCCATGGGCCGAGTACCATACCAGCAGAATCGGTCCCATAATTACTCGCACTTACCAATAAAGCATCACCTGTTTTCACTAGAGCATTGTATCGTCCGCTTGTGTCGCCAGTCGAGATCATGAGGCACACATTGCATGAGGTGAATTGGGCGAGAGAGTTGTATTGAGTGTTCCCCTTTACGTCGAGGACAAAAGAGGGAAGGTTGCAACCGATGCCAACGTATCCCGTAGCAGCAATGGTCATCCTTGTCGGCAAACCATTCACATTAGAGTTTGCATTTACAGCTGCAATTGTACTCATAAAGTGCATTGCGCCAGTTGAAGTTTGGAACCACATTCCCCCACAATACCCAGAGGGGGAATATTGAGGAGACTGATAATTAGATGTGAAACAAAGATTGAACCCAACAATGGGATCATTGGCAATCAGACACACTGGAAAATTGGATCCCAACATCGCCGTGGTATATGATGTTGTATTGACTTGAAATGGATATATCGGTGTGCTAGTACCAACCCCGATATTGTTGTTCGAATTAATTGTCAAACCTGCGGCACCCGTCCCGCTTTGGAGGTGAACACGAGCTGTGGCATTTTCTGCACGTATGATGAGATCGTTTGACAGAGCCGATGAAGAATATTGTGCTGCAGCCGTGGCCATCCCTACCACACACTGTTGTGCATTATTGGAGTTTATCAAAGCCAATCCAGGCTCCGATGTCGTTTTTATCAGAATGTTACCATTGACGTCGAGCTTGCTAGCTGGTGTGGTTGTCCCAATACCGACATTCCCGTCTTTCCATACTGTGACTATTGAGTTCACCGTTGCATTTGAATCATATATCACCAAGGCATTAGAAATGCTAGCATTGGCAGTCCCACCAACTTGCAAGAGATATGTGTTTGACGTATTGTTTCCTTGGATACTCATTTGTGTTTGCAAAGTATCTCCGCTATTTCGAACCACAATATTACCATCCACACCGAGACGGCTAGATGGATTACTTGTTCCTATACCCACATTGCTATTTAATAAAAACACAACCGCACCTGAATTTGACCATTGACTTCCTACCAAGGACGAACCACCTTGTCGAAGTGTTCCGGAAAAGTTGAGATCTCCATTGACGTCCAAAGCATACTGAGGATTGCTCGTCATGATGCCTAAATTGCTGTTCGTATAAACAAAATTAGACGTGATGGCAAGTCTTGAAGTTGTGTTGCTCGTTCCCAACAAGATCCTTTGTGACGACAAGCCAGGATAAAGGACGACATCATCAGTCAAGGCATCTGTGAAGAAAAAGCCGTTGCTTGTTGCTAGCCATATGTTTGCCGCAGCACTCATAGTCTATTTATAATAAAAAAGAATTAATTGGTCGTCATGCAAACTTGCCTTAAATTATAGTTCAGCAACGAATGCAACTGGAGGAGTGATATTGAAATAAAAACCACCTGTTGTAATGATGGTTGCTTGAATATTTACTGCATCAATCGTACACATGTTTGAGAGAGTTGCATTGGCGCCAACGATACTTCCCGATGCGAGGCTCGGTATTGCTCGTTTCTGTTGCCTGAATTGAAATCTTAAGTTGGCAGCATTTGACCCTGCATAATAATAATTCATTGCGTATGTGCTTCCAACAGTTGTTATGACTTCATAGTATCTTTGGCATAAAGCAAGCTCAAAATCGTATGACCTGAGTTCAAAGGGAGTTGCAATCGGTCCTTTCTCTAGCTGAACGCCCGTAAATTCAACATAATTGTTCAGTGTACCAAATATATTGGTAGAAGAGGTGGCTGTCGTGTAATTGCCGTTGATCCAAGAATTGTACGTGGAAGTTTTGCTTGCCGTCTCGAAGGGTCCAATAAATAGGATTGCCCATAAATTGGAATCAATGTTCCATGCACCAGTTTTTGGTGGAGGTGGAACAGTGAAGGCAATGTTTTGCCAAGTATTGCTGCCAAGCATTGTCACAGGGCTCACGTAGCTTGCCCCGGACTTGCGTATGGCAACGCTTATTACTGATCCTGCAGATGCATTTGTTTTGATCCACATAGATATTGTTGCATCTGTGCCATACGGTGTGCCCCAATTTAAATCTGACATCATTGTTCCTTCTATAGGTTGGTAGGGTTGTATCGTTCCGTACGAATTGTTTGCAGTCGCGGTGTAACGCATAGAATTTTGAAGGCCATACTGATATGGAGCATCATTGCTAGTGAGGTTTTGTTGGGCAATAGACATACCTCCGGTTGATATAGTGGAATAAGAAGCCCAACGATCTAAGCATGTAAATCCGGACAGTGTACCGGTTCCTACATTTGAGCTTGTTCCCCTTTGAGCAATCCTCATATCCCCATTAATTATCCTGTTGCGGAACACGCCAAGATTGCCTGCAGAAATATTTCCAGTGCACTGTATGTTTCCGGCAATATCAAGGGCTTGTTGAGGATTCGGCATACACACCCCCACGAAATTTTTGGTGTTGGTGTTACTTCCAAAGGCAATCATGCTCGTAGCCATGTTAGATTGGTACAATGTGCTGATCTCTGTTGCAGACAAGACTCTGTTATAGACGCGGAAATCGTCGATGGCTCCATAGAAGCCATATCCATTACTTGAAGTCCATCCGACACCACCCCCAATGCGCAAGCGAGAAGCAGCTGTGTTCATAAAGTTCCCGGTGATGGCAGTCGAATTGATTTGCGAACCATTGAGATAGGTAATGATGTTTGTGTTATCATAAGTAATTCCTAGATGATACCATACATTAGAAGTGATTGTACTGCCTGTCGATAACGACTGCAAGCCACCTGAGTTTGAAGTCATCGTTGCAACTATTAATGCATTGCCAATGTTTATGTTTGTTCTTATGTATGGGGTGTTCATGTTGCATCCGAGCATAAACATTGTAGGTTGAGTGTTTGTGACCACATTGGATCCTAGATTGAACCAACATGCAACCGTGATGGGAGGGCCTGTGATCGTCGAAGCAATGGTCGTATTTTCCACATAGATTGTTTCAAGCGTGGTACTGATCATTGGATTATTAAACGTTATCGCATTGTTCACCTTTCCTACATTCCTGTATGACACATAGCCCGCGGCGCTCAGATGGAAGTTGCTGGATGCATCATTTGCATTGCCATCGAATGGATAGTAAGCGAGAAGATTCGAAGCAAAGTTTGGTATGTAGGAACCTGCAACCTGTGCATTCGATGCAACGAGCGTATTTACGCTGGCGTCTCCACTCACATGCAGTTGTGTTGCAGGATTGGACACCCCCACTCCAACATATCCCGTTGGACCATCGATGCGAATCCCTTTGTGAATACCCACAGATGTCCATGGTCCCATGACTAGGCCGCTTGTACTTTGTTGGCTGTTGCTACTTACGATTAAAGCAATGTCGCCTTGTGTTACCATGCCACTGTAACGTGTGGCAACATCTCCATATGTGACCATCAAGGCAGTATTGCAAGTCGACTCAAATTGGGCAATGTTGTAGGAGTTGACATTGCTTCCTTTCACGTCCAGTGCAAAGGATGGATTCGATACACCGATACCAAGCATGTAATTCGAAAACGTCATGCCTACAACTCCATTAATGTACCATTGATGTTGGGCTCCAGAGGGAACTGATTGCCACATCGTCCCTTCGATCATACCGATCGAATATGGATAAACTCCGGTATTACCGGACCCCAAGATGACTCTATCACCAATTCCTCCATACCAGCCTGCTGCTGGAAAACCTACACCCAAGTTCGATTGGCAATAAAAGGTGCTTGCAGAAACTGTGCCTACGACATCCAACGTGTTGGAGGGTGTAAGTGTGCCAATGCCAATGTTACTGCTCGTCATAAAAACCATATTGCTTCCAGCCACAGAAAGCGAGAATCGATTCACAGCAGGATGAAGCATGCCCGTATTTGTATCGTTGGACCACGAAAATGCCGGGGCGTTGCTGGTGCCATCTACCATAGCGAGCAAGTTATTTGCCCATGCAGCACCATTGACATGTAGTCTTGCCATAGGTGTGTTGAAGCCGATGCCTACGTTTCCATTCGAATCGATGCGGATGCCTTTGGATCCTGTGGTCCATGGGCCAAGGACCAAACCGGCAGAGTCTGTCGTGTAGTTGCTTGTGCTTGCCAAAACAACATCACCTGCTTTGGTCAATCCATTGTATCTTGCTGTAATGTCTCCCGTAGATACTATCAAGGCAATATTACACGAGGAGAATTGCGCCAAAGTATTATTTGGTGTATTTCCTTTCACGTCCAAAACAAAAGAAGGGATATTGCATCCTATACCAACAAATCCCGTGTTCGAAATGGTCATATGAACTTGTACGCCTGATACTAAGTTTGAGTTTGCCCCTACGGCGACATTGGTGCTCGCAAAATTAAATGCACCAGATGCGCTCAAGAACGTCAAACGACCCGAATACCCTGAACTTGAATATTGTGGAGTTTGCCAGTTTGAAACGTAACACATATTAAAGCCTATGATTGGATCGTTTGCCACCATGCAAACAGGGCAATTAGACCCAAGTATCATTGGTGTTTTGGTGTTTGTGTTTACATGTAATGGATACAATGGAGTATTTGTTCTAATACCAACATAGTTGTTAGAGTTAATCGTAAGCCCTGCAGCGGCAGAGCCATTTTGTATATGAACCCTTGAGGTTGGGTTATCGGCACGGATGATGAGATCATTTGAAAGAGCCGATGTGGAGGTTTGTCCAGCACTTGCGGCAATGGCAATGGCACATTGAGAAGCATTGTTTGAATTACAGATGACCAAAGCAGCCCCAGCCGTAGTCTTTGCCGAGATGATGCCATTCACATCGAGTTTGATACCTGATGCAGGTGTGGTTGTACCTATTCCCATGTTGCCACCTTTCCAAACAGTGACAAAGGAGTTGATACTCGCACTATTATCGTATACACCAAATGCATTCGTTCCCATAAAATTATTACCCGTTCCGCCAGCGTTCATCAAAAAACTATTGGACGTGTTATTTCCTTGAAACGTGCATACCGTTTGCCAAGTGTCGGTACTATTCCTCAAGATCATATTACCATCCACTCCCAGTCTCGAATTTGGGTTGCTGGTTCCTATTCCCACATTACTACTGAGAATAAACACTTGGGTGTTACTATTTGACCATTGGCTTCCGATCAAAGCGATTCCAGCCTGGCGAAACGATCCAGAAAAATTCACATCCCCTAGGACGTCCAACGCATATGAAGGATTGCTCTTCATAACACCTAGATTGCTATTGGTATACACGAGGTTAGAAGTAACGACAATCCGTGATAGTGAATTGCTACATCCCATCAATATCCTTTGTGATGGCAGCCCAGTGTAAATAGCCACATCATCAGATGTTGTATCTGCAAAGAAGTATCCATTGCTTGTTGCTATGCAAATGTTTATCTCAGCACTCATCCTATTTATTAATAAAAAGAATATGTTGAGTGACACTCAAACCTTGTCTGCTCTTTCTAGCTTTTCTTCTGTCGCTTCATTTCCCCCGCTCTTCAAAATCCATAATAGCGGGATTGACAATGATCACTTGGTGGTGTGTGCTCTTGTCTTCCTCCACCGCTATGTTGAAGTCCGTCGTCTCCATGCAAGATATTTTGCGAACCGGAATTGGTGGGACCTCCACGGAAGTCTCCGCTGTGACAACTATCGATGGTCTTGCTTGCATTGCTTGAAGTACACTGGCACGAATGGACGCTCGTTCTGCATCCTTCATGGCAATCTTTTGATTTATCTTCCTGAAAAGGTGAAGCAATACAGAGAGCGAGAAGACCGAAAGAACAATCATGAGCACCAATCCTATTTTAGGAATAGCAAATCCACACTTTAGGTTTGGACTCCCGTGTTCCAAAGAATTATAACAAAGAGTGAGATATGCATGACCTTCTTCACATTTGGAGCTTGGAAGCGTGAGCGTCTTTCGAGTAATTTTCGTTTCATCCGGCAACACGTATTCTACGACAACCGAGCAACCATCGTTTGAATCTTTGGATATAAAACTAACAATGTGAGCGGTCAAATTTTCCACAGGAGTAAATAATAAGAAGGTGGATAGTACAATGATGATCACCAACACTAAAAAGGCGACTAGCACACAAGCTCTCGCTATTTTTAATAAATGTGACATGGCCTATTAGACGTATTTTGCTTGATCGTATCAATAAAAAAATTTAATTATTATCAATTTTTACGAAAATCATTTAAGGCTGATAAAAAAGTACATAATTATAAGCATGTTGTCTAAAGTATTGGTCCAGCCCAACATCATGTGTATGATACCTCTATTGGTCAGTGTTAAAACCATGGGACTCGTAAAAGTCATAGTCAAGCAATGTCTTGTGCAACCTTCAACAACTGATGAAACAAAGGCCAATGCAAGAAAGAATGCCCTTCAAACAAATTACCGCATCCCACTCCCAGCATCGTCTCTTGATCTCTTCGAAATCCCTTGGTATAGAGCGATGAGCTCTAGAGAAGATTAGCCCGATCGACTCATTTGCATTTCCTTTTTGTCCTATTTGTGTTTCGACTTGCACATTTACATCCTAAACCTTGCCAAATATATTATGCGTGAAGTCCACCGCAAAAAAAATTCAGTACATATAATATCTCTGATGTCCGTTCCGTTGGCATATCCCCACCACCTTGCAATTACACCCAAGTTGAAGCCATACAAAGTACAAGATCTTGTTTTTTCTTGTTTGAGAAGCAAAGTAGCTTATGATCCTCCCGACAAAGTCAGAGGCATTTTGAAAAAGGATGGCGACAAAAATGTTATGGGATACCACCTCATAAAACAATATAATGAAGATATACACACAAAAGTGGACAAGATCATAAATGACGTCATGGAGGACATGCAAGGTCCAGCCATATTTTATGACGCGATGACAAATATAGAAAATACAAGAGATGCACAAGGCTTCATGTTGTGGAAGAAAAACACAATATATGTAACTTTTAGGGGATTACATGACACCTATGACGTGTTCGATGCTTTCAACATCAGACCAAGAAAAATGAAGGATGGGATCGTGGTCCATGCCGGCTTCGCTGATCAGTTTTTTTCGTTGGAACCACACATCACAAAAGATATTCGAAACATCGTTTCTTGTTACCCTATAGAACGCATCGTATTCGCTGGACACTCTATGGGTGGATCAATGGCGGCTTTAGCAGCTGCCTTTTACGGGATGATGTATTGGAATATCCACATCACATGCCACACATTAGGAGCTCCTATGGTCGGGAACATCAATTTTGTGAAATGGTTCGCAAAGTCTGTCGACGAATGCATCAGAATGGAGATAGAGGAAGATATTGTACCATTGCTTCCCATCAACGATGGTTTTGTTCATATTCCAAACGGCGTTAGGCTCATGACGGATGGAAACATAGAAAACTATTATAAATCGACCTTGCTAACCTACAGCGACCTCTTTAACCAAGTCGTTCTCAAGCGAGATCTCGCTAAAGTAGCAGAGAACCATTTGTGCGAGAGGTACATCGAGCGCTTGCTTTCTCTCAACCATATGCGCCAATGTGTTGCAACAATGAATACAATAGGCGTCACCATTTCGAGTTGTCCACAACAATCACATTTATTCGGTGCCGATATTCCGATTGAATAGCAACATCTATTTTCATGGAACTATCCTTGTTAAAAACAAATGTTCTGTACTCATTCTAGGCTGGTTTCGCTGTAGTCGAAGCTGAGTGCCCTTTTCATTGTACCGGGTGTACTAAAATTGACTTGCTTGAGTGTAGGAGCCAATATATTTGACATGGTTGTACACGATCAATTACAAATCAGGCCGCGTGTAAATCTGGTCCTACGAATCAAGATAAATCCAGAAAGAGAAGCTAGGCGCTTTCTCAGTGCCTAAGGAACTTTCCCATGTTCCCTTTTAAACACTTCCCTACGGTGTTTCTGACGACAGGTGTTGTAGCAGTATTTCCATAAAAGCCATTACCCAAGTTTCCATTGGGATCGTTGAAGATGTACAACACCTTGCGCACATAATCTTCAAAGCTTTCATCTCTGTAAATATCCCCAATGCACCTAGGGATATCGACCACCTTGATGCCGCTGATAATCGCTTGGATATACAAGACGCGACAGGTATTAACATTTGCAAGGTTGTCATCGAATGGATGATCGATCAAATCGTTTACCTTGAGCCAAGAGTCTGCTATTTTATCCATAACTTCGCTTCTACCAAAGAAGAAAATGTCATATACTCGATCAGGATCGTATATTCTAGGAGGATTCAAATGGAACAACTTGTTCAAGGTCGGTGTGATATCAGTTGGATGCATATACAGTTTTGTAATATCCTCTGGGATGTCTTCGACCAAGCACATGTCACCCCTGAATTTGATGACAATATCATATTTAAACCCATTCCTTTGCTCATATTCACACTTCATGCGACTCGCATCCCATAACTTGTACAACTGAGGGAACACTGTTGCGGGACACAGGTTGTGGTTCCCATTGTTATAGAAACCCTTTTGGTATAGCTTTTTGGTTCGATCATCGAGTGCGGAATACCAAGCTTCATGGTCTTCTATGTTGACTCCCTTTACGGATGGGTATACATGATCAATGGCTTGTCTAGACACAAGATCAGATTGGTAACCCTTCTGGGTAAAGTATCCATGATTGTAAGAAAAGCCTCTCTTCGTCCACGTCGATACGAAAACATCACAATTGTATTTTTTAAGCATATGCAAATTGTTGTTACAGACAACATTTTCATTGTCAAAATTGCGCATCTCCCCAACCACGAGCACGGCCACCTTTGGCACTCTTACCAGGTCATCGATGTTAAACTTGCGCCACATAAGGCTGAACACCGGAAACTTTGCTGGAAGTAATCCATTGCTCGTATACCTTTTAAGTATGACATTCAATATCGACTGCTCTTGCACGTTCCACCCAAAATCAGGGTGTTGACCCTCCTTGGCTTCGTATGTGATCAAGTGATCTTTCATACAACCGTCCAACCATTCTCTTATAAGATTCATGGACAGTGGACTTTTTCGACAAATAACAATGGATGAGTTATATCCGAAAGCCTCAAGGTACTCGTCATCATACTTGCCCAACTCTTCAAAAATTTCTCTCTTTACATTCTTCTTCATTTTAAGGGTGGGATAGTTTTCGATCGGCACAAACACATCCGTGCCATTTTCTTTGAGCAGTGTGTCAATGAGGTCTCTGGTATTTTCGACGCCATCGACGATTGATGGGTACTTTATCAAGTTGCCGTCCCTGTAATATATAATATCTCCGTCTCGAACTTTTTCGAGTTCTTTCAAGATGATGTATGGCTTCCAACGCAAGAACCCAATGTTATGAACGCCGGGGTTGTACGGATTTGGGGTTGTCTTGAACGGGCGGATGTATATTTCGGTTTCTGGTTTTAGACAAAGCTCGCGTGGAGTATAAAACTTCACATAATCCACAAAGGGTGAAATTTTGCTCATGTAAGTATCTCTTGACGCCGTCATATTTAAGCAATTGTCATAAGGTGGACCTTCAGTGGTGAAGGACACAAAATGAATACGGGGCCGTGGTTCTTTTGAGACTATTCTCACGTTCCTTATGCGACAATGCAAAGAGATTCCCTTTGCTATTGTCAAATCAATCACTTGCTCCTTGCATTTTTTTACGTAAAACGTCTCTCGTATCAACGTGAAGCATCCGGATTTGCAATGCATTAACCAATCAATCTTCTTGACGTCTGCACCGTACTGCAAAACGCATTGTTCCATAGAAGGAACTTCTGATAAAAACATAATTTCGAATGTGACCTGTGCCAACGTCGTCGTGGCATCCAAGAAAAAATGCAACGTCGACGAAACATCCGGATGCTTAAAATATACAAATTCGTTTCCATCCTGTTGGTATTCGATCACACACTTGTTGTGCTTATACTTGACATATGGTAGCGGATGCAGTTTCGGCAGGACAAATTCTTCAGGGCGGTAGTCAACTTCCCTGTTGAAGTAACACAATGGCCTGTTCAATGCAATCTCGTATGCTTTATCATACACAAATGAAACTGTGTCTTTCGAGAATCCGGCGCGGCGAATGAGCATATCATATATGAAGTGATGCCCTAGTTCAGTGTTGCTTTGTATTAGATTACGGACCACATTTTTGAATGTATCGAGATATTCTCCTTTCATTACTATTAGAGTGTCATCGTTATAATCCATGTACTTGTTCAGTCCTATTGCCTTGCACAAAAATGTTACATCTTTATTTCTATACTCTGCATTCGTGACTCTATCAGAAAGGAAATTGACATCGAATCGCGTGAGGTAGACAAAGTCATATGATATCCCGACGGGAACAAGGTTCAGCACTTCGAGCATCATTTCGAGGACGTACGTATTGTGATTATGGCTTAGCAGCCTTTGATTTGGCAGTACAGAAGTCTTGACAGGCTCCAAAGAATGTTCTAAGAGATGAAGAAAGTCATGTTCGTAGGTTGAATAGTATACATCGACATCACATGATTCTTTTAGAGACTGTATAAACATCTTTTGAACATTGTCTATGTTGTCACGAAAATCTATCTTGTAGCATTTGTTGCTCCAGTGCTTGTACTCCTGTGTGTAACTGATGCCTCTGAATAGAACCGCAACTTTCATTACGCCTATAATACTCTTTATGCACAGTTTTTTAAGAACATTCAACCAAATCAAGCTCATTTGAGACCCAACAACTTCACTTTGTTACCTCTCAAATATTTATTATAAAAGCTCTTGCCAAGATCTCCCAACAATATGCCCCTCTTAATATCATACATTGGATTCTCTTGTTTGTCACTGTTGGAGTCTATAAACCCGTCGAACATGATGTGTATGTTTGATGCCTCTATGTGTTTCTTGAGGTATGGTCGAATAAAGTGGATGCATTGCTTGTGTGGACAATCCCGTAAAGAACTTAGAAAAGGATCTAAATACCGATCATGAAATGCATGAATGCAATCCCCAACCCTCTCATCCTTTGTCTGCTCATACCACAATAGGTTGAACTTATCAAAGTCGCATGGCAAGTCGCTCAAATTAATCTTGAAGACCAGGTCGAATCTAATCACCATAACAAAGTTGTGGTTTCGTCCTTGGAGCATTCGGAGTCCCCTCATGAGACCCTCTGATTGGGATTCACCTTCTTCCATTATGGCATGGGCCATCAATGGCGTAAAGTCTTGCAGGACTTTGTCATACTTTTCGGACATGTTGGTGCAAATATACACATCTACCTCGTGTCCTGCATCTCGCAAACCTTTGATTTGCCCTTGGATGTGTTCCACATTAGTCTCATAGTCAATTTTATACACTTTACCAGTATGATGAATATACTTGCTCAAAAAAGAAATGCCTCGGATCAACAAGGCAATGTGCATTTGCTTTATCTACTGACACAAAATTGACGGCCACAACTCAACGAGGACTTGCTCTATGAGCTCTTGGCATTCTAGAAGTTCTTTGTGAAAAGGCAAGGACCCGAGGATGAGGAATGCAGTGATCTTTTTAATGGTATCCATTTCGTTTTTCGAAATGTCACATTGATCGCATAGCATCTTCGCGAGCTTTTCGCGATTGGCTTCCGGAGGACGGCGTTTGGCATGTATGATTGTGTCAAACCCTACAATAGATTGTAATAATTTGGCATAGTCATAATTGCGATCACCTGCCACTGTGAATTTACTCCCCAAACGCCCACGCATGTCCACCATATACACCTTTTTCTCTTTGTGACTCCACAAGAGGTTGCTGAGCCAAAAATCCCCGTGAATGCATCCGGAAATCTTTGGCACGTACGATTCGAAAAAGGACACAATCTCTTGAATGTTCACTTTGTAGGTCTTGTATACTTCTTTCGTTTGATACCTGTCCAAGAACTTGGGAATGAAATTTTGTTTAATGTCAGAAGCAAGCTGTCCATCTTTATCATCAGGTGTAGCAACTGATTCACGTATCTTGTTCAAAAGAGCAAGAACACCTTCGAATACGTCATCTGTAAGCATGTTCCTAGCAAGCAACTTGCCGACTGGGATGGTATCATTTTTGTATTCCATGATCAACTTGACTTTATCCTTCAACTCTATCATGTGGTAGATGGGTGGAATGTGTTCCAAGAGGCACGGTGGGCAATGATCAATAAAATACATGTTTCCACGACCTTCGCACTCGTCTGCAACTTTGCAACAAACGTCTTCTGAAAGTTTAGTGATTTTGTGGTGGTCGGTGGGCTCATCGATGAACCGACTCCAACCAAATCCGAGGGAACATGTCATCCACTTGTCGTGCCAATGAAGTGGGTTCGTACTCTTATCATCTACATACACGTCTGCATATGGCTTACCATAGACAATTTCGTGGTATGGAATCGTGTTCTTGTCTAATATCTCTTCCGTAATCTTTGCGATCGTACTTCGCACCATGGCGACATCGTTATGACACGTCTTCATGTGTCTTGCTGTGTGAATGATGATGTAATGCCCATTTTCATACAGATATCTGATGAAATTGACCACCTTTGCTATGGGCTTAACGCTTCCATAATCATGAAAATTGGAAGGGAGCGTCACGATCGTTTCGTCAAGGTCAAACACCCATCGAAGAGGTTTGGGAATCAAAACCTTTAGCTCAAGAGCTTGCTCAACTTGCTCAGGAGTGCCAATAGCAAAACTATCGTCGCTAATGACGGCATTGACTGGGATCCCATTGTCAATTGCAGTCTGAATCAATACCGACATGAACCATTCATTTTCTATGTTGCAGTCTTTGGTTTTAAACAGATCGAATAGACGATCATAAAGAACAACCGATCCAAATCCATACGCTCCCAGAACTACGTACTCGCTTATGTATACCTTTTCAAGGATATGCGTGATACGTTTTCCTTCCTCGTCCAACACAACGTGACTGTATGGTGAATACTGACCTTTCCGATATAGACCTTGGTCCTCTTTCGACATCCTCTGAATGACAACGCTCACATGTCCTGGATTCATGGCCATATTCCAATCCAACCTTCTGTCATAAAGGATGTCGTTATCCAACACCCAAAACGAAGAACACCTTTCGTCTGTTTTCCTCAACTGCTGGCAACACAACTGACACGTCTCAACAGGCCCCCTCGTAAAGTAATCAATCTCGGCATTGCTCACGCTCATGCCAGGTATGTTGCCATAACGCCTCAGAATATTGTAGAAGATAGATCTTCCGTTATCGTCTTCATGAGTGACTACAATCAAGTTTGACGTCTTCTTTCCATCATCGAAAACACTATCCAGCACCCAATTATACATGGGTTGGCCATAAATAAGCTGACACGGTTTTCGTTGAGGACATACGGCTTGAAACCTTTTTCCTTGACCTCCGCATAGAAAAATGATGGACATTTTATGATATGAATATTTAATTTTATCATAAATGAAACAAATATGTGCACATCAATAAAATGCCTGCATACATGCTTGCTCTTCTGTGGGTGCTTGCACTTACCATCATACTATATTGCATGATTGCATGATTTTGATCAATGTTCGATCAACGTGTCCACATTCAGTTTGATCTTCTTGAAATAGAAACGGACATATCTATTGATATAATGGTTCAATCTCTCTTCGATATCCTCCATGGTATGGATCATTTGTATTTTGCTTGGTTGTCTCAACATCTCGTTTATTTTGACAAAGATTGCATGTGCCACCGAAACAGGCAAGATGTCGCTCATGATGGTACCGAGACGCGTTTTCCAATCTTCGAAGTTTTCGATGATTGTATCCATCTTTGGTTTCTCTACGTGTTTCAGAATGTTCTTGATGGTCTCTGTCTCACCTAAGATTTGATACATTTTTGAAGCTCCGCTCGAGAATAGAGGATACAGTGAAATCAACAATTTCTTGTCTTTTTTCAAAACTGCGTACAACCATATACGCTTCGCCAGTTTCATGAATTTGTTGATGCTTTCGTTGCTATAATACCTGATATCGTACACCAATGATGTTTCATATTTTTCCGGTTTTTGGCTCAGGTTATGCTTTTTTCCGTTTGCATCCGTGTAAGTCAACATGTACCAATTTGTCATTTCGACATACCGCTTGTTCAAGCATGTCCAAATATCAATTTTGACCACCGATTTGTGAGCGAGTGCATCTTCAAGAGTAATTTCCTTGTCCAATGGAAGTCGTTTTCTTCCTGCAATAATTTCGTCAAGGGTCCACCTCACGACATACCTTGAACGCACAGTGTTTCGAAGCTCGTCGTACTCTAGGACGGATGGTTGATCTACCACCAACCGAAGCCATTCTACCATTTCTTGTTTGGTGATGAGACCCTTGTCCTTCAACTTTATGATTGCTTTGCGAATGTGGATTGGATCATAAGCATGAAGTTGGTAACCTTGTATCGTGCCAATATCAATTTCATAGCGATCATCCACCCCTGCCTTAAAGTCACCAAGGTAGATGTTACCCTTTTTAGATAGATTTTCAGCAATGACGCGAAACTTCTTCGCAACGTCATGAGTTGCTTCCTCGAGCCCACAGCAATTATCATATTCCTCAAAAAGGTCGATATCTGCCGGATACTCGTGCACGATATACTTGTAGCTTCCCACAATCTGGGGAGGTGTCTTTAGGTCGAGGGTAATCAGATTAATAGCCTCGATCGTATCCATCGACAAAGAGCGAAACGGCCGGGTTTGAAGCAAAGTAAAGTTTTTTTCCCTAAATTTCAAAGGCTTTGTTGGGAATTTAAGCGTGCTCATTTTTATTTAGGAAGAAAATAATGATTCTTTTATCTGCTGTAATTATAGGATGTCGGACTATTTGTATCTAAATGCTACTCTTTTGTGCATCAGCTTTTGCCTGGTCATGGTCCTATTTTACAATCTGTCGGATTTAAAGCATAAAGTTGCACAACTGAATTACTATGTTTATAAACCACTCTTTCCCTACGAAGTAGCTGCCGAGGATCCATTGCACATTGATGTTCATGACAATGCGTAAAGGATTGCTTGCTAAATTTGTGCATTCGAGTTCAAAAGGGCAATACTTTGCAGGTATTTGTCGTAACTGTCATTTCCCTCGGTATGCTGAGATTCATACGCAGAAACTATGTTTTTGGCGTGCAAATAATCGGCCTCTCCAACTGTTGTATTTTTATACTTTGTTGGGACGATGCAATACTTTTTCCGCTCGTTCAATATGCCATCCACGATCAGCGTGTAAAATATGGTCAGGAGGAAAGCTGTGATGATATCTCTCGACGCTACAAAGAATAGAGAGAATATGATGATCTTTTTGAAGTATATATTATTTAAGATGACTTCATGAAACTTGCCGAGGTCAGCGATGATGAATCGGGCACCAAAGTTTAACAACATCATGGTGATACCCCAAAGCAACCGATTGTTGTTTAGAATGTCGACGAACGGGTATAGAGCTTGCAATGATGATAGACCTATCATTCCAATTTAATTGTAGTGCATATAAAATTCTCATACCACCAAATTTAGATAGTCCACATGCAACAGCATTGCCCCTACAGATAACGCAAGGGCCAATACATCATTGTACAAGGATATCCCATAAATGATGGAGTACAGAAGGAACCGTGCATAGGGTTCAGAAAAGGTCTTGATGACTCCAACTGGATAAGGATGCTTCATATCCAACCCGTACTTGGATACAATGACTACCACGAATAAAAGTGTTAACAGATTGATGATGACAGCCACGTACATTTAATAAAATTTAACATTTTATTTTCTAAAGTATTATTAAATCATCATGACCGTTTTTAACACGAGTTATTGTTCTATTGACGAGGCATGGGGTGACCTTCAGGCAAAGCCAAAGAAGGATCCTTCAAAACGCAAGAAGGCCCTGCAAGACCCCATATGTGAACTCTACGAACGTAAAGCGGCCATGCCTTCCTATAACGAAACGGACATTGTCCGCTTTGCCAACGAATACTATGATAAAATGGACAAAAGCAGGTACCAAAGGAATATGCGCACACAAAACTCGAGTCAGCAAGATGTAGAACGCGAACCCAGTCCTCGGCAATTCTCTATCGAAAAGGATCAATCCCAATACGACGTTAGCGCCACCAAACGCAACAAAGCCCTATTCGAAAAACAATTCGATGTGCGTGTGCCTGCTCTCTATGACGGAAGCGAGTGTCCCACCATCTCGCAAGAGTACGAAGGGCATTCTAGTTCTAGCCCTAGCTCAAGTCAGAGGAACCAAACATTCGCAGAAAATATATCATCCTTGTTCAAGGGCTTTGTGCAACAAGAAGAGGATGGTTACGGGTACGACTCTGATGAGGATATGATCCCAAGAGGCATCCTTCAACCAAAATACGTCCGACCAGAGGCGCCACCACAACGTGCGCCCGACAACAACGAAGAGGATCGTCTTCCTGGATCGCGAAAGAAATCCATCGTGCCAGAGCAGATTTATGACCGCTATAACATCTTCGATGAAAGGAGTCATCCATCTACGGCATCCGAAAAGCCATATGGATACGATGAAATGAGGAAATTTCAAAAGCTCAAAACAAAATACAATAACATCGAGTTCCTCGATTTGGCGCTATACGTCATCTCTGGTATCATTCTCATCTTTTTGATGGAGCAATTCGTGCGTATTGGCATGGGTTTACAACAGTCGTAAAACACGTTCAATACATGTTCAGCTCAAGCTTGCCAGTCGGTTTTCTATTTAACATGGCGTATGGTGTTGGCTTGGCCACGAGCGACGATGTCAGTGCCAGTTTCGGTTGAAAAAGTGGTTGCTTTGTCGAGCTTTTGTTTTGCGGCATAGCTTGCTGAATGTTTTGTTGAGGGGCAAGAGCAATCTTATTATCTCCCTTGATCTCTTCAAAGTCCCAAGAAATATAAAGAATCTTTGGGAAGTAATACTTGACCAAAAAACCATTGGCCTTGAGCGAATCCAAGATGAACTTCAGGCAAGAATTGATATTGTACAAGGGATACCCACAAACATATTCCGGCACTTCGATGAAGATTCGCAGTTTTTTGTTCTCGGCGGCTACGACAATCTTTTTGTGGCAAATGTCCAAGACTTTTTCGTAACATTCGATTTTCCTATTATTTTTTTCAGAGATGGCCCTATGCAGCTCAAAAATATTGAGCTTTTTCATTATTTAAGTAATTATACACATTTTCAATATAAATAATGCGCTTTTCTAGTATTGTCATAGCTGGCGGCGCTTTAAAAGTGGTTTCTGTAACCGGGTGCATCAAGTACTTGGAGGAAAAGGACATGATCAATGACCTCAAAACCTTTGTGGGAAGTTCTGCTGGATCCATGTTATGCCTTGCTTTGGTGTTGGGTTTTTCATTCGTCCAGATCATAGAGTTCCTTGGCCATAATTTATTTCATGAAAGCGTAGCGTCTTTGGATGCAGAGGAATGCATGAACATTTTCACAACATTCGGGCTGACTTCTGGGCAAGCTGTGGTCGTACTTTTAGAGAAGATGTTGCAAATGAAACTTGGCGTGCAAGATATCACGTTCATGGATCTTGCAAAGGTTACCGGTAAGAATCTGGTCGTTTGTGTTTCAAATCTGACAAGAGAAAGACACGAGTTCATGAGTTTGGACACCACTCCTGGGATGAGCGTAGTGTTGGCCATCAAAATGTCATGTGCATTACCGATACTCATGACTCCTGTTGTGTTTAATGGCGATCTCTATGTGGATGGTGGCGTATACAATAATTTTCCCATGGACTATTTCAAGGCATCCTTCCTCCAAGATATCCTCGGGATCAACCTAGAAGTTGAGAGGAAAACACCAGAGAACTTTCTCAGTTACATATCATTTCTGTTTTACAAAATGTTGGATAAAAACAAAGTACTCAACGACAACAAAAAAAATGTTGTGACTCTTCATTTGCAAGAAGAAGAGTGGTTCTCTCTGACGGAAATGTCGTTACAATTCCCTAAAGATTATTGGATAAAGTATATCGCGCAAGGGTACAAACGAATCAAAGAGTTTTTAGAACAGAATTCACGAAGCTCTCAAGATCCGCCGGCGAATCACGGTTGTCAGTGAATCGTTTCAAGAGACGACCATCTGATGAGACAGCTACGATGGAAGGGAACCCATTAATGTTGTGTTTGGATGCCAGATCCTTGTGTTCATCATAATTAATCTCTTCAAAAAGTACTCCTTTAAACTCAGGCTTTGATTGGATCTTGTCAAATGTTTTCATAAACGTCCGGTCTTTCCTGTAATTGACGCAATGTGGACACCACTCGGCATAATAGAGTTGCACTTTGACCTTTGGATCATCGAAAGGTTCCTCTTGTTGTATCGGCATATGTTTTTTGATGTCCTTATAAGTAAGGTAAACCGCATAAGCGACGATACATACTACAAATACCCAGAACAAGGTTTTCAGAATCTGCATGTTTTATCTAATGCAAGAAAAAATATACATCTTTTCTGTATTTGCGTTTTTATAGTGTCCGAGTGCCATCTGTGCGGCTTCTTCATCCAAGCAGATAACAACCGACGCATTCAATGACCCAACATTATCACGGGAAGAAAGTTTACCAAAGGTGCGAGAACTCATCAGAAAGACCCTGTACCGCTCTTGTGCCCATTCGAATCTATTTGAATCCACCAACCAATACAGAGGGAAGTCCTTCTCGACGAGTTCATCCGCCAATTCGGACAAGTCTGTTTCTGGAGAAGGCTTCGTATACAATATCAAAGTTTGCTGAATGTACAAAGTTTGAAATAGTTGCTCCATAAAATCCACAATCGTAGACACTTTGGACAGTTTGCTCATGACTATTAATGTTAATTTAAAACCTACTTAAGTATTATTCCAATTGTTTATTTATGACAGACATAGTTATTGTCAATCCCTTGACGTTTTTGGAATATAAAGATAGATGCCTCAAACAGGCATCGATAGACAAGTATGATCATATTCTCAACAAGTATGCATGTTTCACGACGGTAGTTGTCTTTGCTGCCCCGCGACATACAAATGATCAAGTTCGTCATCATCAGCCTAAGCCGAATCGCAAGCGTGATTGTGATATTGTGACCCGCAAGCAAAAGGACCTACGGCAAATTATCCGTGGAATGTTGAACGTCATCAACAAGACAAACTATTCAAAAATGCTTAACAAGCTTCGCCTCCTAAAGAGCGATTCAAACATCAACCTTATCATAGGTGAGCTTCTCCATACATGCACTCTACAAAGCTTTTACATTGATACATTTGTAAAGCTTATTTTTGACATTGTTGGGCATTGCTCTGACCAAGAGAGAAAGGCTGCTTGTGGGGTGTTGAACGCTTTTGTGTGTTCCGTCGTTGCAGATAGAAGGTGGATGCACGGCTTTGCAGGAAAAGAATATGATGTGTTTTGTGATTACATGAAACACAAAAGCCGCGTTCTCGCCGAGCATACCTTGTTGATTCGATTGCAAGAGCTACCGTGCATCTCGGTAGACCTCATTAGTCTCGTTGAGCAACTATTTCATGATCTCGAGAGTTGCTTGAAAAATCAAGAGGAATGTAAGAGTATCACCATCATTCAAATGTTGACATATCATATTAAGACAAAAAAAACATCGATACCTTTTAACGTGGAAGGACTGCAAGACAAATGTTTCACTAAGCAAATTCAATTTGCAATGGAAGAACTATCTTTTCACGTGGAGAAGAACTACCATGGCGCACCATAGCTCTGCACATTCTCGAAACCTTCGATGAGTTCCTTCATATCTTTTACGGGATCATGAAGCTTTGGAAAGTCGGGCAGCATAGGCTCTTTGTAGGGAATCTTGATATTCCTTGCATAGTTGTGGATCTCGTTTAGACCGTTTTCGACATATTGAAGATGATTGAGAGCCTCTTGTGTTTTTTTTACAAGGTCTGCATCCATACTTGTTTTTTGTACTTGTGTTGGTGCTGCTGCAAGGTGCTCACGCTTTTGATCTTGCTCTGGTAGCTTAGGCGCTTCTACAGGTTCACCAGCTGGTATAGAAGAAGGGTTTGTTTGGGTTTGGGGTACCGATGGCACTGTTGGTGACAACGGAGCAGAAGAAGGCTGAGGTGGGGATGATGGCACGGGTGGAGGGGGAGTTTGTGTACTTCCCTCCTTTTGAAGCTCTTGATATTTCTTCTCGATAGCATCATACCTTTCGGACGACGTTTTTTTAGTAAGGTCATCGAACACAGTATCCATGAACACGTATTCAATAAGCTTTCCCTTCACTTCTTTGTCTGTGATGTGCAGCTTTTCAATGTCATCAAGAACCAGGATGCGTTGGGCATACTTCGATTCTTGAGCCTTGGGATCGCTCTCTTTCGTTGGTTTGGATACATCTTCATAATGTTCAACATCGTCCTCCATCAGATCATCAACGAAGGTTTCTTTCTTTTTTCCCATGTATGTCAACATAAAGTGGATGCCGTAGAGAATGGCAATCACAACAAAGACAACAACAATGATTTTAAGTCTCATATCCATGATCCCGTGTTTTGTATTATAAAAGAAAATAATTGTTTTGCTTTATTAATAATGAACATGCGTTATAGGTTCGATCCTTGCACATCGACAGGGGATTGCCAAAGATGCGACATTGGGTATATCCTCAAGAACTACGTAAAACCTTTGATGCAAACGCTAACAAATGATATCAAAAAGTATTACATGCAACTTCTCACAACAAAATGCCTTAACACGGCTGTCCTCCTCGCCGTGTTCATGCTCGGTTCAAAGAGAGGGATTGCCATTGCCGATCATTGTGACACAGAGGCAACGAGAAAAAGGCATCAAGATGGATTGGAAACCAACATGGGTATTCTGGCAACGTATCAAAAAGACATTCTCAGCAGAAGATGCAAACAACGCTACCTATATTACATACTGTTGACAGATGGGAAATTCCCATTTCCCAGTTCCCCATCTAATCCACCAAGAGAGCCTGCCTTTTTCCCTGGACACGTGTTTATTCTAGAAAAAATTCCATGTGAAAAGCCGGTACAGCCCCAATACTACAACTTCTATCAATCTTATATAAACCAATACGACCTGAAAGGTCACGTAGAACACAATAAAAATACTCTTGCTATTTCACATGAAAAGGCAAAACACATTATTGACAGTCTCAACACCATCCTGAACAAGGATGTGTGGGATGATCAATGTATAGAACTATGGAGAACATTCACATTCGCAGATTCGTCGTATCTCAAGGGATCGATACCAAAAGGAAACGTGTTTATATGCATCAAAAAAGCCAAGGTCAAGGATTGCCTGAAACACATACAAAGCTACACCGACAAAAAACTGAGAGAGTTGTCGAAAGACCTTTCGGCACGCCAACATCAAGATAGAGTATACGGCAATGCATCGTTGTATGGGGACAAACAAAACCCACTCACCATCAAACAGATGCACGCAAAACTCATGGAACTTCGGCAAGATATCCTTAGCAAGAGACAACTTTTCTAATTGTATATAAAATGGATCTACCGCTCGTTATTGTCCTCGACATCGATGGAACATTGATTGGAGATATTCGCCCTCAGCTGTCATTGTATGAAATCGATGCAGCCATCACAACAAAAAACAAGAAACATCACTTGGTGACGAGCAAATCATTGCAATACAGTCTCAAATACGAAGGTATTGTACGGCCATATGCCATAAAGTTCATAAAAAGCATGAAACAACACTATCCACAATCTCAGTTCTTTATATATACGGCATCCGAAAAGAAATGGGCAAACTTTCTCATCACACAGCTCGAGAAAGCACACAAAGTGAAATTTCATAGACCCCTATTTACGAGGGACAACTGTACTTTCGTCAATAATGAACACATGAAATTTGTATCCTCCATTTCGCCTACAATCCTCAAGTCTCTCAAGAGGCAATATCCCAGACTTTCGATGCGCGATTTGGACAATCGAATGCTTGTCATAGACAACAACATGTCTATCTTTGGTCCTAACGATCAAAGCAAGGTAATAATGTGTCCAACATATGATTATAAAGCCCCCGAAAACGTTCCAGGATACATCAGCAAATACATGTACGATGCATACCAAACCGAGATAGTAAATGCTCTGTCAAAATATGTGACGTTGTATAACGTCAAAAATTACCTAGATTTTCAACGGCAGTTTTACACATTTTACGTTCAATACCTGACTACGATCGAAAAGTACAATTCAAGTCAGATGCACGATCGCTTCTTTTATGTGTTATGGAACGTGATGACCAAAAATAACATAAGCAATTTCTCTCCCAAAGTCGTTCAATACATATCAAACAAGGTGATGAGACGATTAGCACCTAAGGAAAGTATGGCCATTTCTTAACAGAAAATGAAAATATTGTCTCTAGACGTTGGGTTGAAAAACTTGAGCTATTGTGTTCTGGAAACCTCTAACGGAAAAGATGTCAAAATATTGAGATGGGACAATATATGTGTACTCGATGGCAACATAAAGAAGACTTCTCTAGAAGTGCTGACGGAGCATGTGCTCCAAGCGCTGATCGAAAACTTCGACGATGGATTTGTTGCCGACCTCGTCTTGATCGAGAATCAACCTATGTTGAAGAACGGTCTTATGAAGACCGTTTCTGTGGTCATATACACTTACTTTAACATGATGAAGCTGCAATTTGGGAACGTTTCTGAAGTAAAGTTTATATCTGCAACAAACAAGCTTACTTGCAAAAGGGTGAAAGATCTCGAACAAGCCGCAACAAACACGTACAAAGATAGGAAAAAAACCAGCGTCGAGCTTGCAAAGCTGCATATCCAGGCGTTATGTCCTGAAAAATTGCATTGGTTTACATCACACAAAAAAGCAGATGATATTGCCGACTCGTTGAATCAAGCCATATCATTCATCGAAAGGAAATATAATACGCATGCGGAAAATTCCATATAAAGTTAATATCACAAACATTTAATACAAAAGAACATGCAGCAAGATCCCAAGTTCTCTGGTGGTTTCGACAAGGATCTTGGTCTGGAACTGCTGATGAACCCGAAGAAAAAACATGGGAGTGACTCTATTTCGCTGGGTTCCGTTAGAGAAGATGATCGCATGAGTATGCATAGTGGAAGCATAAAAAGTGTACAAATCAAACCAAATGTGATCGATGTGGGAAGTCACTTTAATGCAAGCAATTATGATGACGATGAAGGTGGTACGGAAGTCGACGATAGTGAGCTAAGCTACGAAAGTGAGCGACAACCGCCACCAAGACGGCCAATGCAACGTCCTCCCCCATCCATGTCAGGAGATGATGAAGGAAGCCAAATTGAGTCACTCGGTCTTGAAAGCGTTACAAGGACACAAGATCAACGCCAAAGACGCCTCACAGAAGATGAAGTTATCATCCTTAAGAAAGAGCTTTTGTACCAATTCGAGCGGCTCGAAAAGAAAGGCATGAAGCTGCCCAGGAAGTTCACTCTCGCTTCGAGCTTGGATGAGATGAAAATGGAATACGAAAGGTTGAAGCGCGACAAGGAAGTAGACTCGAGTGTGAAGCTGCAACGACGAATCATGATGGCTGTAGTCTCAGGTGCGGAATACCTGAATAACTCTTTTGATCCTGTTGGAGCCAAATTGGACGGATGGTCTGATAGTATATACGAGAACATTGACGAATACGATGAAATCTTTGAAGAACTTCACGAGAAGTACAAGGGTAAAGCAAAGATGGCACCTGAAGTCAAGTTGTTGATGATGCTAGGCGGATCTGCTTTCATGCACCACATGACACAAAGCATGTTCAAGAACCAATTGCCTGGTCTCGATGAGATACTCAAACAGAACCCTGACTTGGCAAAGAACTTGGCGGCGGCTACCAGTCAACACATTGCCCAACAAAATTCATCGGCAGGTAATCTGTTCGGATCCATTGGCAACATGTTCAATGGGATCTTTGGAGGAGCTCCACCATCACAGGCACAAGCTCAGGCACAGGCACAACCGACCATGCAGCGACCCATGCCACAATCACCTCAACATTCACCTCCATTTGTCACTCAACCCAAAGTGAGCATGAAAGGACCAACAAATGTGGATGACATTCTGAGAGAGCTTGATGCTACAAACAACAATGACAGAATCGAAATGATGAGTGCCATCACGGAATCTGAGCTGGCAGAGCTGGCAGATGACACATCTAGTATCAATGGTCTTCTTATGGGTTCTACCAAGAAGAAGGGAAAGAGAATTACCCTAGAAATCTAGTATCACGGCTCACGTTTTAGTATTAATTTTTTTGTCCAATCCATTAGTAAATGAATTTTTCATCACAACAGTTCCCTCCGGTAAATGTGCAAGAGCAATTCAATATGCGGAAGCTTATCTATGAAAATCGAGACCTTTTTTTTGAGATCGGAAACGGTTCAGAAACTATTCAAGATGCCTTGGATTCTGGTGTCAAAGAGGAATTGGATGCGATTCAACTTCACGTGGAAAGGGGTAGACACATGTTGTTCACAGAGATTGTGAACTACAGGGCCTTGCTAGAAAAGAGAATTGCTTTGGATGAGTTTGAGAAAAATACAAAAAGGAACTGTTCAGAGTGTCAAAATTCTCTCGAAGTTGTGAAACAGTGTTTTGTCGACAATGGCCTCGAGACGCAGACATTACAAAACCACATAGATACCGTCGTGTATGAGCTCAATAACGTGATAGAACTCGCCAACCAAAACATTGAAAATAATAATGGTGCCATCGATTCGGACTTGAATAAGAGCACAGGCATACTGCAACGCCTTTCAGGGACGTATCATACATTGCGCAACAGCGTTTTAGGCCATGTATGCCCTGTATGTCTGTCTAATGAGGTGGAGGTGTATTGTACACCGTGTGGCCATACCTTTTGCGCTCGATGCATCGCCAATTGCAAACACTGTTGCATGTGTAGGATCAAGGTTGACAGGGTGAACAAGATATATTTTGCATGATCCCCGCAGAATTATTTCTGCCGTTTTATTAAAACATGAAGTTGTTGTTCGTCATTGTTTTCCTAACGCTCCTCCTTGTCCTGGTTGCAGTGTTTTCACAATCAAGCAATAAAGAGACTTTTGTGGACCAAGATGCTTCTCCTGTGCTTGCCTTGCAACCTCTCGGTCGAAATATATACTTTCCATACTTTGCTCAGTCCAGTCTTCTTCTTTCACAAAGAGCTGCAGTGGATAATTCAATATCGACCACGCCTACGGGGAAGTGTCTAGTATTATCATCGCCGCCTATCGATCAAAACAATCAGGGGTATTCTATTGTTCGAGAAAATAGCATTTACTATATTTTGAAAAAAACATGTATGGCATTGACCTTCGTTTCCTATGAGGTTAAGAATGACGCAGTAACCATCACTTTTGACAGCAGCACACAAGAAAATCTCCTAAACTTGACCAAATTCGTCCTGGTAAACCCGATACTCGTGGAATTTGGTTTCGATAATCCGACATCTAAATTGTCAAGTGCATATGTACCTTTTGTCCCTATCACAAACGATTATAGTGTGGTGACCAAGTTTTCAAATGATCCCCAACTCGCATCAAAAACATTCATTGTGAAATTCAAATTGCCGTTGAGTCCAGAAAAAGGAAATTGTGATAAGCTCTTAAACTATAATGCCTATTCTCCAAATCAAAAGCCAGCCACACTAGCACAATTTGATTCGATTAGGAATTCCATTATAAACATGTGGGTGTACTATTTGGACGACCTTGATTCTGGATTCCAATCCGTAGGAAAGTCTTTTCCTATGCCTCTAACTCATGAAATCAAAGGTAGTTCATTGACTATCTATGATAAAACATTTGCGAAACAAGGCTTCCCTCTTCAAAAGGCAGAGTTTATGAACAACTTGAACATTATGTATGCAAACTACAACATTCCAATCCTGACATTTGCCTTTGACTTGAACATATCGCGCAATAAGTCAAGCACAATGCCACAAGGGACCGTCACCTCCGTATTCCGCTGCTATTCAGATAACAAGTATTTTGGGGCGTCGAAAGACGTGGATTCATGTGCCAATAATAACATTGTATGGGCTGGTGTCACATCAAGCCCTTCGGGCTCCTCGGATAAATACGAGTTACTGGTGGCGACAAGCGATACAACTTCTTGTGGCAAAGAAAACAAATTTTCTCCAGCTGCTACCCTCACCCTTCCATACCTCTCTGAAAATACACCGATTTCTATAGTTATTACTGTCACACCAAACCAAAGGCAAGTTTATGCACAATGGATCGATGTCAACTCAGGAGACATCGGGCGTAAATTTGCCTATACCAAGAGTCAGTATAATCATGTCGCCCTACCTTTCAACGATCTGTGTCGAAAACAATGGGACAATACAGATCTTATCAAGGCCAACACGATGACCAATATGTTTGGAAACAAAGGGAAAATGGAGGGGGTAGATGGTAGACCGGCTTTGGAAAATGTTTATGTGAAATGGGGCTCGTTTATCTCTAGCATAAATAGCATCGCACACGGCTACATTAATCTCAACAATCTATTTTCGGGGTAGACGTGGCCCTATGCATTTTCATCGACATCAACGAATGCCCATGAAGACAGGGCTAGAGAAGACGCAGGCGAAGGCTCCTCGTGTGTATCTGTCCCGCCTGGCACCAACCTTTCCGTCTCGATGGTTAAGCTCTGCATCACTTCCATTTCATATGCCTTTTTGTCATCGCGGTAATGCAAGATGTTTTTCCATACGTCGGCCAGTAGCTTCATATTCTCTTTTATGAATGCATCATCACGATGCACCCTCTTGATGTTGCATTTTCGGAGAGTCCAATATAACTTTCTCCCTTTGTTAGAATTTTGTTGGTCCCATTTCTGAAGCTCTTCCTTTTTCAGGTTCACATCTGAATATTGATATGATCCATCATCGCTCTCAACAATGATCCCCTTGAATTCAGCAGTGTCATAAATGGAGTAAAATTCCGCATTAGAAGGATGTTCATTGAACTCACATTCGAAATAATCACACTCTGTCAGTCCACAAACATCTAATTGGCCTTGAATTTGATAATAATATTGCGTAGGAACATGTCCATCTATCTTTCGCTTCCATGGGCATTTGATCTCAACCATTACACCTAGGTCACTTATGCCGTCGGGCGAAGCACCAAAGAAGCTATGCTTTGGATGCCTCAAAAGCCCAAAGCTATGCACACCGACGTCGTACTTGCTTTCGTAAATGCGAATCGCAACCGACTCAAACATGTTCCCCCATTTAAAGAATGGATTGCTTTTTGATATTGAAGATTCATTGGAATAAGGCTCGCATTTCTTTTGAATGAGTTGCTTTGCTGTACCAAACTTCCCCTCTCCTAGGGCTTGAGCAAAGTCGCTCGCCGTGATCATGTTGTAGCGCATGAGATACCACTCCTCGCTCTTTTGTTCCACCTTGGGAAGAGCCTTCAACCGTTCGAGTTGACGCTGGTACTTTCGTATCTCCAAGATACGTTTCTTCAAAACTTCATCTTGACACTTGCTCGAAACTTTGAAATTTACACGCTTACACCTTGCGTCGAGCTCATAAACATTTATGGGTGTATTCATCGTGGTCATATACATATCTAAGTGAATAACTCTGTATGTACTTAAATACTTTTCAACTACCACATAAGGACTAAGCTTGTTAAGTATCCAATAAGAAACATGGACGTAACAAACAAGGTACAAGAACTAATAGATCAAGCCAAGCAAGATAAGAAGACAAGTGAGTCCAGCAACCAAAAAGATAACACAGGTTTTGAATTGAATAAGATCGAACACAATCTAAATTTGCACCTCAAAAATAAACAAAAGCAAAAATTTGTCAAGGTGAATCTGAACAATTATCATAAAGATACGAATTATGACGCCGCCAACTTTAAAAGTGCTGTGGAAAGCGAGATACGAGTCAAGTTTGGCGGGAAAAAATTTGCTAGTTTGCCGTTGTGCCTTAAATGGCGTTGCCTCTCAGACTACATGCAGGAGCAAGGTATCACGGACTCGCAAACTATTGCCGATGTAAAAAAAAATGTTTTGGAAAGCTGCGTTGATTGCGAGTATGATCCGATGACGATGAAAATTATTTCGATCAAGATGTTGTCGGATCGATAAATTTGATCAATAATGATTTATGATGCATTTACCAACATATCTTATCTGATCGCTCCTGTGTCTCGTGCTTGCATGTTCTGTGCTGTGTGCCCGTTCCCGTCTTGTGCATCTTCTTGTGTCTTGTGGTGTTTCATCATCATGCAGTGTAGCGGGACAAATAAGAAGGGTCTTCCTTGTGGGTACAAGGTGACCAAGACCATCGATGGGCAGCATTATTGTACTCGCCACCACCAACAATTCTTTCCACAGGAGACGCCCGCCACGCCCGCCACCTCCTCCCCGCCTGCCGTTTGCTCCATCTCTCATACGTGGACAAATGTCATGTCCGTGTCGAATCTTATAAGCAAAGTCATCCATCAATTCGGTGTCTTGATCCTTCTCCTGTCCCTCACCTACTATGGCCACTTTTACCTCAAGCAATATCATTACAAACATTGCGAAAGCGACTTGCTCAAGGCATGGCTTTTCAAGAAAAACCCGGTGTGTATCAAGCTCAATGCCGTGATCACAACGACGGAAGATTGGGCTTTCAATGGTGCTTCCGTCATTGGGTCATATATCATCCAACATGTCCCTATCCAGGTTCCACCAAACTTGCAGAACCCTCTGTCTTGGATCCCCCTTTCATCTTGACCAAACCTAACTTCACCTAAACAACTAGAACAAAAACACCAAAAATGTATCTTTTTTGTTACGTAGTATTAATATACTGGTGTGACCATGTCTTGTGTCAATATATATAAAAACTTGTATGGAGAGACATTCGACAATTTTAGAACGAGCACGGCCATTGCACATCCATCCGATGGAAGGATTTGGAAATACAACGACAACACCAACGATATTAACTTGGATTCCGGTACCCCAATCGTCTTTTCTCCGAATATTTTCTCACAAGCCCAAAACCCGGCCACCAACGTAATCGATGCTGACAATGGATACGTTGCATTCTTGAGAGACGGCAATAGGCAGCAAGCCATGACGATCGTCGGCAACAAGCTTGCGCTAAGACCTTTGGATGAAAAGGATGAAACATTCTCTTGGACCCTAAAGCCAAACAGCACAGGATATACCATCCAAAATCATAATGGCCTAGCGGTCGACTTGTCATTGAATCTCGTCCGTGCAACATCCACCAATGCCAATTGGAAAATTGTTCCAGGACAAACCCTACGGAACAAGCTCAAATCATTGGCAACTATGGTCGTTACCCAAGACAAAGACTTCAATATACTACCATCGTGTGCTTATCCTCCGGAAACATTTTCTGCTCTAGATTTGAGTTCATGTGTCTTTGCAACAACACAGTCATCAACATCAATGACGGTGAACACGACAAACAATGTGTATCCATCACGAGGGTGTAACATCTCGTCTAGTTCCAGAGAAGCGTTACGAAGCATTGTGACAGATTCAGCATCTGCTCTCTACAATAAGGACGTTTTTGAGATGCAGCGGCTACGGGATTCTTGTATCGATCTTCAAAAACGCATCGATGAATTGTGGAGAAATATTCAGCACGAGAAAAACAAACAAAATGACATCAAAGACCGCACGAACCAGCATAATGTAATATGTAGCAACAACATCAGATCAATAACCTATTTGACCACCCAAGAACAAGGTCTTATGGGAACCAACAAGAGCTTGAATAACACATACATGAACAAGGCTAAACAAGAGTGGCCGAATTTGCTGAAAAACCTGGCGGGTCATATTAGTAGTTGTGGAAATCCGCAAACCAATATCAAATTCGTGCATCCGGACAATAAACGATCATGGAAAGTCGACTCTGATGGAAGAATCCGCTTGTTCTCCGGCAAAGAAATGAACCTCGTCAAAGGCTCGGATGGGCGCGTCTACAACTCCGCAAAAGGTAGGGTAGCATTCTTAAACAACAATGACTACAAACAATCCGTTAGACATAGCGGATATCGTATGTGGTTACATCCGTTTCAAGCTGATAAATTTGATTTTGCATGGCATATTGAGAAGGGAGATGGTTGGCATTGGGGTCGTAACTTTGTTAGGAACTCCTTGAATGGATCAATATACAGCACTTTGGGATGGAGATATCGTTATCCGGACAGAACGTATATCCGAAATGACTACAACGAGGATCCGGGATATTCTGATTATAATCAATACTATTCTTCTTACCGTGATCCGTACTTTTACGCTGGTTATGATTCACATACTGACGAAGTGCTGATTGTCTCGGCAGGAGATGATCGCTTGACCGATTGGAAAGTATTGCCAACGGATGACATTCCTACGGTCAACTCATGGTATGAAAATAACAAAAACAAGACATTTTGAGATCACTCTATACGTATTGGTTCATGATAAAGTAGTGAAGATTCCTCACATGGTTGTGCACCTCGTCATATTTGTGCAAGCATATTAAGACCCGCATATGTAAAAAGGCATCTACAATTTTGTTGTAAATATGTTTGTTTGAAAAGCTAAAATGATGGGTCTTGCTCAGGATCGTGGCCATCTCCAAGATTGAGAACTGGGCCTTTTCGTAGTCTTGTCGCAAGAGCTGTTTGTAGATGCCACCAAGACGACACATCACGATTACATCATTAATAGAGTGCTGCATTTTCTTGTGTATGCAATGTGTGTTTGCACACGGTTGTATGCCATTTCATGAATCTTTCCTGAATCAATTTTTTTCAAAAAATCTCTACAGAAATAAACCATGATACACAAGCAAACCGTCGCCATAGGCGTGTGCTCTTTTATCGTGCTCCTCTTGATCATTGCCAACGCTTTCGTGCCAAGCAAATCCAAAACTGAACCTTTCGACCGGACAAAAGTGATGATCGTCGTCACCATTGTGTGTGTTTTCCTTCCTATTGTAATTATTAACTTGTACGCCGTAAACTGTATGTTGGAAGGTAACTGTGACATGTTTGTTTGGGTACTCGTCTGGCTGAGCATCGCATTGACAATCGTGTACACGATACTCTTTGTCATCAAAGTATCAAAGGTCCGAAAAACGCTTGATATTGCCCAAGAAGCAAGATAAATCGATCAGCATAAAAATATATTTATAGATAAAGAAAATACATCTCATCATGGCCGCTCGACTTCTTAGTAACAATTGCGCGTATAGAACTTTGCAAAAAAAAGATCATGTGTATGCCGTGGTCCGAGGGAACAAACATCACTTCACGCAAATGCAATTCTACACAGCTCCATGCAGAGCGCCAGATAATCTTGTCACAAACACGTTGATTGGATTCAAGAACACAAAGATCCTCGAGGAATGCCTGTCTGAATGTTTACGTCCAGAGACCAAAGAATCTGTAGACGACGACAAAATAGCCCTTGTCGACTTGTGTCTCGACGATCTAATGTATTATGCATCTCTCTTGAGGATGCCGGTCGCCATTGTCCTGGAGAAAAAGGAAGACGACGTGCTGGTCCTCCATTACGCAAAAGTAAAGGAAATGCGGTATTTTATACCAAAAAAATTGTAAAGTCTATTCTAGATGTCTATTGGTCATGTACATGAATAGTCTTCAATCTGTATCAGCTATTGTTGGATCGTCCAATGTCAAACAGCTGCATACCCTCAACTCTGTTCTTGATGTTATAGCAACGATCAAAGCAATGGGTGGCGATCTCCTCGAAAATATTGTATATAACTGGAGAGTTCGAGGCGACATGCAGAATGAGCCTATTATTTTTCGAATGGACTCTCACATATTATCGTCTTTTTTGTGTGTGCTTTCAATACGATACAAGGTCAGCGATGACTTCGACTCTTCCCGTCCACAATACTTTTCGTATACGTTACAATCAAAATTGCAAGATACCGAAAAAATAGAAATCAAGGCTTGGACAGTCAATAAAAAGATCATGCAAAGCCATCCTTGCAACTTTGATATACATCTTATTTACGAAGATTCACTATCCATGGCTTTGCGGTATCTTCCCTACTGCATGATCAACCTTCCAGACAAGATCACCCATCTCAAGGAGCGGATGTGCAAACAGCGGTTCACAACTGTCGACTCTACGATTGCACATAACCGCTCCACGCGAGACAATGTTCAATGCATTGAAGAGGCATGTGCCCTTGTGGACAAAGCATGGTGTATGGATGATGATCTGCTCGGCAACAAGACTTGGATAGTGGCAAAATGGGGTCCTTTCTCAAGCCGACCGAGTGAATACCGAGCCGCTTTGTCATCGCAACAGCTCGAACCGCAGATGTGTCCTCTTTGCCATGAAAATTTTAATAAAGACGACATCATTATCAATACAAAATGCAACCACAACTTCCATTGGTTGTGTGATAAAAAAGGATTTTATGGCCTAAGAACATGGATAGGAACACAAGATAAAAGAATATGCCCTTGCTGTCGCGCCGACTTATTTTGAATAAATTTTGGCATAAGCTTCAATGGCCTCGACTATAGAAAATCGCTTTTCCACATTGAATTGGACCATGCCTCTGATGAGTGCCTTCACCTTTTGGCAGAATGCCTTCTTTTCCTGCCTTTCTTCCAGACCAGACCACATGTAGAGCTCAAAAAGAAGTATTCCCAAGGAATATACATCAACCTTGGATCCAATAAAGCTTCTTTTCTTAAGATTAAAAGCACTACGCAATTCGTCTTTGATATCAAAGTCTAAAACCGTTTCGAATAGATCCAATAATTGTACCCTTTTCCCACCAATGTCAAAGTTGAAGTCAAAGTTATTCAAAAACTTTAGGTAGAAATTGTTAAATGTTTTACCATAGACGAATAATTTGAATTCTGGTGGATAGTAGGGATAGTGATGAGAGAGGACACGTTTGTTTTGCATGGCAAAGATACCCTGCATTTCATCCATGATACCAAAATCAATTAGATATACTTTCGAACCATCGAACATCATGTTTGCAGGTTTAATGTCTTGATGCGCATAACCGTTTTCATACAAGAGTTTTATTCCTTGCAAGATTGGCCCTATACGTTTAAAAATCCGAAGAAAGCCAGCCTTAGACCCCTTTTTACGCATGATGCTTCGCAAATCCTTTCCGCCATCGCGATAGATAAGTTGTTTGTAAGGCTTCGATGACGTCTTTATGAGACTACATTTTTTCAACTCTTTTCGAAAAATGGGATCCGTAACTTGCACAGTACATGAATTATACATTGGCAATGAAAATTCGTGTGCCGGATCTAGCTTCTCAACGATTTCCTGAATGTTCTTTTCTAATGAAGCCTCGTATTCCTTTACGAAAACTTTTCCAACCGTTGGCGTAGCAAACGCTTTCTTTTTTCGACACGGAAGATGCTTTCGATATACACAACCATATGTTCCTTCTCCGATGTAAGAGCTGTTCCTTGTCGCCATTTATTTATTGTAATAAAGAAAAGTTTCTCACCAATTAGTACAATGGAAGATCAACATTACAAGCGTGTATACAGCGCGCAAGGACAAATAGAGACTCAAACTCTTCATACGTGGTTTGCTGAAAAGATATCGTCCTCTTTGCAAGCACACACCGAGGCAACCAAACGGCCAAAGTCGGTAGATTGCAAAATACCCTCATACCCTGCATGTTGCAATCCTTTAAAGACTGACATTGTGACAACGGCCATACAAGATGTACAGTACTTTCAAAATGGTGGTCGTTGGCAGTGTTTCACATCGCCTCGAAAACATAGAGTAGGGTAAAAGATAGTATATAAAAGTTATATATGTTACGGTATATAAATAGTATAAAATGGGTCCACTCGAGTTGAAACAACAAACATTCGCCAAAAGATTGTCGCAATGCCCAAAGGAAAACATTCACGTCCACCAAAGGACGATCATGAACAAACATGTAAGCATCCTATCAACGCCAAGGATTGTCCATCCGATCAACACCTTCAGCTTTCTCACAACGGATATATGCTCCGCAAGTTTGGGACATCGGGACTATATCATTGCATTCGAAGACACCGATGTCTTGAAAGAGATGAAAGAAATAATGCAACATCCATACGATGTGTCCCATGTAAAAATCGATGATATTGCATATTATCTGCAGCAATCGGATAAGGATCTATTAATCCTTGACACTGACTTGCAACCACTTACATTGTTGCATTTGACAAGCGATGATGAGTGATTATTTTTATTTCATTACTCAAATAAAGTGTGATTTATATGAACAATACGGATGGTCGAAAAATTCCAAGGCATTTCGAGAATCCCATCGACAATGTGCTCATAGACTTTTCAGAGTTCGTAAATCCATACCTCCGAAACATAGGAGTCACTCCCAACATGCTTACCATTGCATCAGCCGTATGCGGGGTGTATGGTGCATGGCTCGTGTATAAAGGTTCATTCTTGTTTGGTGCATGCGCAATTTTAGTCGGGTACATATTTGATTGCATGGATGGCAACATGGCTCGAAAATACGACATGGTTACTTCGTTCGGAGACTGGCTAGATCACGTTACGGACATCATTCAATATGCAGCCCTATTCTCGGCCGTCCTCTTTACAACGTCTCTGACGCACTCTCAGAAGAAACTATTCATCGTCGTAAGTGTCATATTGTTGGGGCTGTCTCTCATGCATTTGGGTTGTCAAGAAAAGTCGTACATCAAACGATTTCAAGACTCTCTCACTCCCTTGCAAGAGATGTGCTGGAGCAAGGACATCATCACAATGACACGATATTTCGGAATGGGAACATGGATTACGACCATGTGCATCATCCTTGGCGTTTTTGAACTATTTTACACTTCGTGATTATTATATAAAAAAAACCTATGTATATTATACAATACACTCATGCAAGCTCTCCTCCTCAAAAGCCGTACATCCCTGACTATCACCTGCGCCAAGAAGAAGGACGATTCTCCTATGCACATCGCACGGAAAAACTTTGAAAAGAAGAGAACCGTTGGTCTCAAGGAGAACGTGAACAAACTTTTGCAAATCGCAAACGCGGATGCAAAGGTATACGGAGACTTCTTCCACGAGCTAGACGCTATTCACAAGAAAGCTATTGCCGATTGGACTGAGTCAGTACAAGAAAAACTATCGGAGGCCGCTAGTCGGGCTGCTGGAACGTCGTCAGAAGACGACGAGACGTCCTTTTTTAAAAAAGAAAAGAAGCTTAAGAAAGAATCGACAAAAGAAGAAACAGATGAGAAGGATGATTAGCGCAAAACTACACTCGTCCCACGCCAAGCCATTGCATAGAAGTGATCGGACATGCCAGCAACAACCATCACACAATGTAATCCTACCACAACTTCCTCAACATCGACGTGTCTACACCGATGCTTCCCTCAGAAGCAAGAAAATTGCCATTGGAATTTGGAACCAAACGCAACAACTTGAAGGTTCATGTAGGTTAGAGGGTCTGGTCGATATCAATAGGGCCGAACTTGGGGCAATCTTTGTGGCTTTGTGCTTTCAACATCTCAACAATTTTAAGGACACTACCATATATACTGATAGTCTCACTTCATTGAAATTGATTCGGGGAGAATTCACAAACCAAAAATTTGATCTTTTGACAAAGTGTGTGCAGTCGTATGCCAAGACTGATCATGTACTTTTTCAAAAAGTGCGTGCGCACAAGGATCCTGGAAACATAGTTGCCGACAGATTAGCAAAGGCAGGAATCAAACTCGGTGTTGACTTTATTCTTCCAGACGACTTACATTCTCACGTTCGAAATTGGGACAACATTCCAGATATCATCCAGGAAACCATTATCGTGAACGGGTTAGAGGTACTTCTGGATCCAAAGCCTAGTGGCTCTGTCAAATTCGGACCCATCCTTTGGAGGGTCCCTATGGAGAATGATTGATATATAGGTGCCCATTATCTCGTACGGGTGTTCCAATTGAGAAATATTATTTGGAATTCCAATATCATTGTTACGTGAATCATTTTTCTTCCCTGTGCGTTCATCTATCATGATCGCTGTGGATTCACGTATGCTTTTTGGTTCTAAAGATGTATACTCTTGTAATATATCGTGTCCATCCTTGGCGTACACGAAACTATTGATGTCAGGATTGTTTCTTGCCAGTGGAAAATTCTCGAGCTTACTGTCTACTTTGAAACCCCAGTAATCTGTAATCAAGAGCTCTGTTTCAACAGGGAACCTACGCTGGTAAACATGTAATTTCTCATGAATAAGTGTTTCTACCTTTTGTTCCTTTGACGCACCAAAGAATTGCCTCGAAAGTACGATCGTATCACCAATGGTGTGTGGCCACCCTTGCTCAATATTTTCACTTATCTTGGCAAACCGCCAGTGAATGCCATAGATATTTTTTGTTCCTTCTAATAGAACATTTGCCTTTTGCACAGTGTCGGTAAGGTCCTTCTTCTCCTCCTCAGAAAATTCCGTGAGGGAATCCACATATAATTTCATGTAACTTTGTGCATTGTTGATGTCTCGTGCCGCACAATCCAACTTGCTCATCCTCGTAAAGAAAAACGATTCGTGCACAATACGGTTCATATGTTCTCGGTCCATATACATCATCTTTGGAACTGCCTTGCTTTCTTGGTGGGACCTCATTGACATGTGCCTCATGATAACAACCACAATAAAAACCACTATGATGAGGAAAAGAAACCAGTACAACATTTGCCGGCTACTTATTCTTGTTTGATATTTTTCTATGGGGTTTGGGTTTGGGGGTCGGATCAATTTGCAAGATCCGTTTCAGGTTCGCTAGACTCGATATTTTGACATGTTTGACTACGGTATCATTCTTTTTCGCCTCAAAAGTGCCTTCGACTTTTCCCTGCTTGTCTAGAACTTCAAGGTGTGTTTGGTTCGTACCATTGGGTGAAGTCACAAACGTACTCACACAAGAATATGTTGTGGATGTGGATGACGCACTTTTGGCCGGTGGTGCCGGTGGTTTTCCTTGTTTTTTAGGGGGCATGATATATAATAAAAGAAGAATATTGCACATGCTTTGTAAGCTACACGAAATATATTTAAGATAATGCTGTATGAAAGATTTACTTGCAAGATCGTAAAATGACGGCCGCCCTAGCAACATCCTTGATCAACCAATTCCGTCTCGTCGACTCGTTTTATATTTTCGACATGGGGGTGCTTTCACAGAAGGTCACCAAATGGCGAGAGTTACTCCCACGCGTACAGCCGTTTTATGCGATGAAATGCAACCCTGATCAAAAAATCATCGAATCATTGGCAAAACAAGGAGTAGGTTTCGATTGCGCAAGCCGATCCGAAATCGACAAAGCACTTGATTATGTGGACCCTAGCAGAATCATATTCGCCCACCCATGCAAACATCCTCTGGACATTGCTTACGCATCCAATAATGGGATCGCATACACCACATTCGATACGGTTGGAGAAGTCGAAAAACTGAAGGGATATCCCATTCGATCTCTGCTACGAATCAAAATTGACAATCCATCAGCTGTGGTCCAACTTGGACGCAAATACGGAGCCGATGTCGAGCTCGAATGTACACACATCCTCGAGACTGCACGGGATAACGGAATCCTCGTGGATGGGGTTAGCTTCCATGTCGGAAGTGCAAGCAGCGACCCCCTAGTGTTCGACAAAGCGATCAGCCAAAGTGCTTTGATTCTCCAAAAGATGAGAGAATATGGTTTTCAACCAAAAGTCCTCGATATTGGCGGGGGCTTCGGGGCTTCGACTTTCGACCAAGTGAGCCACGTCATTCGAAACGCTCTTGATAAACACATCACCGATCCAAACATACGAATCATAGCAGAACCAGGAAGGTACTTTGCTGAAGAGGTGTGCACCTTTCTGACACCCATCATAGGTAAAAGATATAGATCCAATGTATGGGAATACTGGATCACAGATGGTCTCTATGGGTCATTCAACTGCATACTCTATGATCAACAATACCCAAAAACAGAATATATACTGAAAGATAAGCGGCAAGCTGACGGGATGTACCGAAGCTTCATTTGGGGAGCATCATGTGATTCCGCTGACAAGGTGACTTTGGAAGGAGATAAATTGCTTCTGCCAAAGCTGGAAATCGGGGATTGGCTCCTTTTTAACAGATTTGGAGCGTACACGATAGCCGGCGCGTGCAATTTCAATGGGATAAACATGATGCATCCACGCATATTTTATGTACCAAAGAGTAAAATTTGATATTAAAACTCATTACCAAACTATATAAATGAAATGAGGATCATCACTTGGAACGTCAACGGAATCCGAAGCATCGTCCAAAAGGACATGCAAGGTAAAAAGGAAACGAACAATGATAATTCTCTCAAAACATTGCAAGAGGATTACAAAGGAGACGTAATCTGCTTGCAAGAAACAAAATGTCCAGGCGACTGTAACGTGAAAGACTTACCTCTGTACGATATAGTTCGCATCTTGGATTCGAAGACCAAGAAAGGGTACTCTGGAGTTGCCACGTTTTCGAATACCAAACCTATTCATATCATGGAGGATTTTCCATGCAACGAAGAGGGTAGAGTCCTTTGTTTCGAGTACGCGAAATTCTACCTTGTCAACGCATATGTCCCAAACAGCAAAGCAGACTTATCGCGGCTAGAGTACCGCATATCTGTCTGGGAAAAAGAAATGCGTGATTACCTGAATGCCCTACAGAAGAAGAAACCGGTCATCTATGTGGGAGACTTGAACGTGGCTCCCACAAACATCGACATTCACAATCCGAAAGGGCACGAAAATGTACATGGATTCACACCCCAAGAACGCGAGGCGTTTGCTAAATTATTAGAGGATTGCAACTTGGTGGATGCTTATAGGGTCATGCATCCGACCACCAAGAAGTATTCATGGTTCTCACCCTTTGCGAAGTCGAGGGAAAACAATAAAGGATGGCGCATCGACTTTGTGCTTGTCAGCGAAAAGCTAAAAGGAAAAATAAAAGAATGTGATATACTCAACGAAGTATTCGGTAGCGATCATTGCCCTGTTTTGCTTGATATTGATGTCTAGAATGGTCTTTTCTTACTTGCGTTTGAGTTTGCCTAATGATTTCTTTGTATAATTTAGAGTGTGAGTAAGGAGCACTCTCAAGTTATCAGTTGGTCCTGTAGCATAGCTGGCCTAATGCGCCAGGCTGTTAACCTGGAGATCCTCCGTTCGAATCGGAGCAGGACCGTTCTAACAAGGCACCGTATTTTTTTCTGTGGAGCCAAAATATCATCAAATGATATTTTATCTCTCGCACCAAATTTCTATTGCTTGTTCGTAAGAAAGGATCGGCTTATGCATGATCTTATTTATATCATTGTGTAAATCGACGCTCCATTTGAACAATGCCATCGGTTGATATACATCTGCCGTATTCAACTTTTCAAGATGTTGATTGTAATCCCATCGGCAGGCTAAGCAAGGTATTGCATCCCTTAGAGCACTCAAGTTGGACACACAAACATCTATCGATTGTTTCTTTTGTTCCAGCATTTCCAAGTCAAAATCAAATATGGTCATGACATGAAGCATTGCCCAAAAATGGGTCCCCCAATGCGTTTTGCTTTTATAACATGTCATAATAATCTAGCTAAAGACTATTTTCTTGCCGTACAAGGCTGAAAAAGATACAGGACCGCTCGTCGGTCCTCCGGTGAATCGATTATACACATGGCTAGCATTTACCGAGCTTGTAGAGTTGCCCATCCTAAGCCTGAGATCGCCAAAACTCACCGGTCCACTCGCAGGAACAGTTGCGACAGCCACGGCCACATAACCAGCATTCGAATTGCCACTCGATAACTCCAAATTGCTTTGATTGGAGCCTATATTATACGATCCACCACCACCACCGGAGTTCCCATTTGCTGAAGAATTTGTCGATGCGCCACCACCTGAATAGCCGCCACCGCCTCCGGAGTAAGACGAGCAATTCGCATCATTGCCACCACCACCACCGAAACCACCATAGTTCGCACGGTTATCGCAAGCACCTCCAATACCATTGCTGCCAATTCCTCCAATACCACCATTGACAAAAGCAGTTCCTCCCCATGGGTATGTACTTCCATTTCCTGAAAATCCTCCTCCTCCACCTGCACCCACAGCCCCAAGCCCTCCACTCCCGTCCGTTCCACCTGCAAATCCGGTGGATCCAGTTCCATTCTTGGCTGCCTTTCCATTCGTTGTGATACTAGCAGATGCGGCAACATTGCTAAATGAATTAGCCCCCCCTCCACCAGCAATGATGAGTGGATTATTATTGCTGTCTATTACAAATGTACCTCCAGATCCTGACATGAGTGCACCCACACGACGACCATATTGACCCACTAGTATTTGTATTTGTTGATTCTTTTGTAGGAATATGTCTCCTTGCATGATTGCGCCGGTGGATGCAGCAGGGTACCAAATCCCCGCACAACCTGCTACTTGCAAGGTGTAAATGGTGCTTGCGGGCACAGTCCATAGCTGAACACCAGGTTTCGTTCCGCTTATCGTAATATAATTGGACCAACTCACGGTACCATAGGTCGTATTTAACTGAGCTTGCGTCGGTCCATTGCAACCTGTTGCACCACAACTGGTAAACGTAAAATTCGAAAACGTGTAGATAGGACTCAGACTCATTTCCTATTTTACATCTAGAAAGTTATTTGTCTACTTATTATCCACACCATCCTTGGCGTAAGAATAGTCATCGTGCCTCTTGTAAAATAGATCTTGATCCACGGGGTCATCGTTGGGTTTGGAATAGTTGACTTGAATGTACTCCCCTTTCAATTTGTTGTACTCCTTGTATTGCGTGGTCACCTTGTCGACGAAAGACTTCTTTCCTTGTTCATAGTAAGTGCTTACGTCGAATGGTGCAGACGTTACATCGCCATCCTCATCGTAATCTTCATCATCTTGTGACAATAACTTGGCGGCAGTAATTCCTCCATCTTTACCCAAAGTGTCCATTTGCTTTCGGACCCCTTCGCGATATAGTGAGAGAGAATTGTACAGCTCAACGCCAAAGTACCTAGCTGCAAAAGCTAGGACGAGCAAGCTGACGATTGCAAGTAGGATGATTGTGTAGTTGTCGGAAATCATCCTATTCAACCGCCGTAAGTGCGACTCACCCGAGAAATCCATAGAATTTTGACCACAACTATAACAAGGTGATGATGCCGACATGAAATGTTTAAATATACGAAAGAAAAAAAACTCCTTAATTAATAATAATGTCTGTTTACCGAGTTGTACGTAACTACTACTATGACTTGTTACGGTTTCTCCAGGAAGGCGAAAGACAGTACAATGGGAACCTCGGTGAGTACTTTGCTCACATTAGCTATATCGATAAACAAACTCTCGTCAACAAGCTCGCTGAGATGATGGTGAGAATAGACACGGCCTTCGACAACGAAAAGCAATATTGGAGCTCTATGAACATGGAACAATCTTGGTATGCATTGTCTTATGTCCTCATGCTTATGATATCCTTGATTGTTTTAGTGTATATGTTTTTGCTTAGGTTCAAGGAGATCAGCACCTTTGGAAACCCGTGTAACGCTTCAGGCATGGTCGTAAAGTCGCTTCTCACATACGTCATTGTATACCAAGTAATATTATCGGTGTTTGTCGTGTTTTTGATCAATGTAAGTTACCAAAAAAAGTTATGCAAGGGCCAGGTTAAAGTCCTAAAGGACGTAGATGTTATCTTATACAGCAATTTCGTTTTCACCAACTCTCTTCGCCCGGGATCTTACGACTGGAACAGCTTGTTCTTCAAGTATTATGGATATTACAAACATAACAATACTTCAAAATGCAAACAGTTGAGACCCACCCTCATGCGCGATAATCGTGCTGGTGTGATGGATCTTCTTCCCTTGGATAACGCTAACAAGTCGAGCGGAAACGATATGGTTAGCTCGGCAAACCCATTTGCAACGGACAAACCTGTGCAAGCTGGGGCACTACAAAACTCTAATGTTGAGATCATCATCTACGACAGACTACGAAGCACCATCGAAACGAGCATGTGGCGGTTGTACAACTACGGCAATGGCTTTCGCGATGTTAAAAAGGCATTGTTGATGTCGAGTCCGATCCTCATGCTATTAGAGACAAAGAACTTGATGAATTATTACTACTTTGTATCTCAAAAAAAGACGAGTGCCGCGACGGAACAAGAACATTCAAGCGAAAAGGATGTCATTCAGCAAAAGGTTGTCACACCGATCGTCAATCTAATCAACGACGTGTCTGATATTTCGGAAAACGACGATGCAATCATCGCCCGTCAAGCCATGAAAAATGAAAAGAACGAAGATTTTACCGAGAGCATGGAAATTCTATTGCAAGCTTTCGGTTATCTCTCAATCTTTGGATATCCCATCTTTGTCAAAAAATCCGACAAAGAAACCGATTTCCCTCTTCCCGCAATTCTCGACAAGTTTCCTACAAAGATAGACACTTCGCAAATGGCGGCCGGACGGACAAAAGCATACATGGAAACGATCAAATCGTCCTTTGTGATGGTGTATGGGTCAGAATTTCAAAAATTGCTAAACAAATCCGCTGATGCAACCGATGCCATGGTGCCGGTAAAAGACCTCTTTGCAAACATGATTCCTCTGTTCAACAAACTGTATGCTGAAGTATACACCAACGTTCATGGGGGAGCTCAATTTCCTTTCAACCGCAAATACATTGTCAACAAGATGCTGACGCACATGGCAACGGACAAAGAGGGTTGTGCCCTCTTGCCCGACAATTATAGACGACAGGTCGTCGAGGCCATTTACACGACGATCATCTCTCCAGTGTCCGGAACTTTCGATATTCTTGCTGTAAGGAAAGGAGCACTCGTTGATGGCATGGCAAAGGATCTCATTGTGCATAAAGATATCAATGTACTAAAGTATCAAAACTATGTCATTACGGCAATTATTTCGACGAACAAGAATGCGCAAACTTACATTGACAGCATCGTTGAGATTTTGAACTCTGTTCACAAGAATCTGCTCATCATGCGGCAGGTGCAATATGGAGATGACCTCAGCGTCGAGAGTACTTCGTTCATGAGCCAAGACGAGTTCGATGCATTAATCGATAATATACCAATCAGGCAATTTGTAGTCGGCCTCGACACGGCCTATTTCAAAGATATCATTGAAAAATTCTACATGAGTATCAGCGAGGCTGTAAACTCAAGAAGCCACAATTTGAGCAACATATTCTATCAAAAACAAAAGTCATTTGCCATTTGGAAAGCAATTTTGATCATGGGTATTATCTTTATCATCTTGATTGCATTCCGTTCGATGTACGGTACTATGGAAAAAAGGAAGACCCTCAAAATGGCCACTAGTCTAAGGGATTGTGATACCCCATATCTCAAAAAGGACTTCTTTAGCCGTAAGTTTAGTTGGATTATTCTCCTCATCATTCCAATTGTGTTGAGCATCTTCTTGATATCCATGATGCTATCGTTCTACAAAAAGATGAGGAGTAAACACGACTTCAACGTTGACATTATCGAAAACAATACGTCGGAACTGCGAAATGCCCTGGACGACTTCTACAAGTACCAAGTAAACGTTTGGAACAAGTGTACAAGCGTAGAAAGGGAAATGAAGATTGGATCCGTGGCTGCAATCACAAAGGAAGATAAGAGAGTGATGTTTGAATTTATCAGAAAGATAGTAGACAAGTACGAGAAGTGCAATTACATCCTTGAATCGGCCAAAGCCAAACTTCCCTTCCCTTACAGCGAAGTCGTTGTCAATGGTGTCATGTTGTTGGTGTGTGTCGTTACCATGCTATATGTGTGGATGACCTTTGCACCACTCAAGAGAATTGCTGATATCAGGTACCTCAACCTCCTCAAGGCACAGCTCGAGGTAACAGACAATCTCACAAGCTTTGGCGAAAAGTTACGAAGCCTTGCCATTTGCCATTTCGACGAGGTGGATGGTGTGTCCTTGTCATTCAAGGTCATGTTCTTCACATCCATTGTTATCTTTATGCTCATTTACTCCGGCAAGATCGTCAGCACTTCCAACGATTTCAAGCTTGGATTGTACAATAGTATGTATTATGAACAGTCCCGTTGTTTCGATCAATAGTTCTTTGTGAAAAAGAAAAAGTCAAAAATAAAATTCTGGTACAAAAGTCCTCCAGGATACAAGGAGTGTCCCCCCCTTTTTTTCTATGGTCTTAAAAACTTAAAAAATGAAGTTCATGTTTTGGTCTTGTCTATGGTCTTAGGTTGAAAAATTAAGTTTATGTTGCCAAAACATGAACTTAAAACTTAATTTTTATAAAACACACCATCATATGGTGTGACGAGCCAAAAGAATGCTATGTATTCGTAGTTCAGGTCTATTGGGTTCAATCAAAAAGTGTCGTTTGTAATCTCCTTATAGTCAAGCGAGAACGATCATATTGGAATTCATATATACGAGTATACCCCTTGTCCATCATGTTTTCATTGATATTTTCTTTCTTTCGGTAAATAATCGATATCTTCTATCACGTTCATCTTGTAATGTGTCATGAACCAAGAAACAGTCTCTATTCTACGATGTAGTCAATGATGGTAAAGCATTGTGCATCTCATGGGGTCTTTGAATCTTTTGGTTTGTTGTATTTGTTAATCAAAAGTTTGTTTAAAAAGTCCTCCAGGATCCGAGGAGTGTCCCCCCCTTTTTTTCTATGGTCTTAAAAACTCAAAAATTAAGTTCATGTTTTGGTCTTGTCTATGGTCTTAGGTTGAAAAATTAAGTTCATGTTATAAAACATAAACTTAAAACTTAATGTTTTGAACATAGAGCATATTACAGTCTTTGATAATATGGTGAGTAGGATTACAGGGTATACTATGCCATCAAACCTATAGACGTAGGCGTCAAATAATACAAGTGTTACATATGACAAGACCATGTCATAGTGTACTTTGTAAAAATTAAGTTTTAAGTTCATGTTTTACAACATGAACTTAATTTTTCAACCTAAGACCATAGACAAGACCAAAAACATGAACTTAATTTTTGAGTTTTTAAGACCATAGAAAAAAGGGGGGGGACACTCCCCGGATCCTAGAGAACTTTTTGAAACAATATTATGTCAAATCAAAAAGAAAATAGAAAACCCGTATCATTTTTGTGTCCGTGTGATTCAAATATACTTGGACGTTTCATTGCATGAAATGTAATCCACATTGCGATGTTGCTTTGTGTCAAATTGGAATGTCTGATTTTATTTTGCAAACAAAAGTCCTCCAGGATCCAAGGAGTGTCCCCCCCCTTTTTCTATGGTCTTAAAAACTCAATAAATTAAGTTCATGTTTTGGTCTTGTCTATGGTCTTAGGTTAAAAAATTAAGTTTATGTTGCCAAAACATGAACTTAAAACTTAATTTGTAATAATATAGACCATGCATAGGTCTTTTCTTTGACTCGAGAGAGTGTATAAGAACATGATACATGACACCTAGCCGACATCTTTTTGTTGATTTTGTAATCAAAGACCATGCCATGGTGTGTTTTGCAAAAATTAAGTTTTAAGTTTATGTTTTACAACATGAACTTAATTTTTCAACCTAAGACCATAGACAAGACCAAAACATGAACTTAATTTTTGAGTTTTTAAGACCATAGAAAAAAAGGGGGGGACACTCCCCGGATCCTGGAGGACTTTCTGTAACAAGTTTCACAAATCATTCTTTTGTTTCAAGATGCAAGCATTTAAGTAAAACAAAGATATGTAGTGATATAGTATTGATATGCCATCGATTGTGTATACGTGTAAGAGATGTGGATTCGCAACCGATCGTATGTCGAATATCAAAGCACACTTAGCTCGAAAGAACCCTTGTATAGATAAACTCGGATGTAATCTAGACACTGTGGATTTACATGACGAGATTTGTACAGACAACTGGAAAAAGTTTCCGTGTGCTTTGTGTCATGATAGGTTTACCACATTAGCAGAGAGGAATCAGCATATGATTCTTTGCAAAGATAGAATGCAAAACAAGAAAGATGAAGAGATGAATCGAATGAAGGAGGAGATAGCACAATTGAAGCAAGAACTTCAACTCCGTGAGAACTCAGGACATATAACTAACAACAACACAACCATCAACAATACCAATAATAACAACATTACGAATAACATCACTATAGTCCTCAACGACTTTGGTAAAGAGGACATCACGCATATCATGGATGACAAGAATTTTTTGGAAGATTGCCTGAAAGAGCTTTTCACGAGTGCCATCGAATCTATCGTCGAGAGGATCTACTACGACCCAATCCACCCTGAAAACAAAACGATCATGATGAAAAATATAAAAGAGAATCAAGTCATGGTGCGAGAAGATGGAAAGTGGAAGCGAAAAAACATCAAGAGTCCTGCGGTGAAAATGGTGAACAAGGGTAAGAACATATTACACACATACTACTTGGAAAGTGGCAAGTTCCAAGAAGCGCTGGATAAAATGATGGAAGAAGAGGATCTTTCACCCGATAAAAAGATAGAATTCCTCAACAAATTAGGGATGCCTCAATCCAACGAGCACAAAGTAGCGATATCCAAAATCAAAGGAGTGATCAGTAACTACAAGTATGCCAGTAATCAAGGGGAGCACTGCGACATCGTATTATGAATTATGCAAACCACCTATCACATACTTCTTTGGAGGCTGAGACTAAAGACCCTTTCTTCTGAAGGGTGTCTTGTACCCATTGCAAATTTGATAGATTGCAGTGCCTTAGTATGCAAAAATACAAAGGAAATGGCCTAATACAGATTCCATTGAGTAAACAATACCGATAAATAATGTACTCGTTCATCCTGCAAATGGGCACGATGTCAGTATGAGATAACTTTCTTGTAAATTCTTGAGTACCCACAAGCAGCTTGTTCATCACCTTTGGTGATGCGAAGAAACATTGATCAGTAAATCCGTACAAGGAATACCCGTTGAGGTATGCTTCTCTTTTTTTGGCACAGAAGACGCATTGTGGGCTTGCTAAACAAACACCAATGTTCATGGGTTCGTATAACATTAGGTCTGGCCTCATTACAACAACCACATCGTATGCAACTCTATGATCCCTCTCAAATTGTCTCCGCAACTCATTACAGTCATGCATCTTACTCAACATCCTGTAGAAATTGGTTGTAAAGGCGGACTTTAGACGGTCATGAACCTCTTTACTCGTATAATCTCCAAGAATGTATAGCTTAGGGTTGATGTATCTTACTACCTTGGATGCATTCTTGTCTGTTGCATCAGCAACAACAAATACATCACTATTGTAAGGAGATACAACATATCTCTTGATACTGTCAATGCACTCTTTCCATCCAGTGCCTTCCAATGCACCAGCAATCAACACCGCAACACGCAAGTGCCTAGTATTTTCCGGCACCAATGGTAATAGTGCCTTTGTTGGAAGTTGGGTGCTAGGTGCACTCAACCATCGATATCCTAATACGCAACATACACAAATGAATAGCATTAAAACTAGCAAGATAATCATTTTGAGTCCTTGCAAACTTATTAGTACTGAATAAAAATATTCAGTATTTATAAGTTTGCTTCTTGCAAGAATGAGTATATTCATCATTATCCATTGGGTTCTCACGGTTTATGTGCTTGGTTATGCACTTGTAGTCTATGTATATGGTCCTAGCAAGTGGGACGCTATCTATATCGCTTACATAATCCTCTTACATGTGCATTGGTTATTCAACAAGAACGAATGTATAATTTCACTCTATGAGAAGAAAGAGGTTGACCCTGATTATAAAGTGGGACAGTGCCCATACATCCATCCATACACTTTGAAGTTAAATGAGTATATTGGTACAACAGTTGCAACTCTGTTAGCAGCATTTTTCTTAGTACCAGTCGTGTTTGTTTTGGTAAGAACATGCCTAATTGGCACTTATCCAAAGATTGCGCTCATAGTCTTCATATTATCTTATGCTTTATACTCATTATTAAACAACAACAATAAAACTGATCCTTATTGTAACTCTTTGTTAAAGCAGATGACATCTATCGATGGTGTATTTTAAAAATGTTCGTTATCATTAATATTGACATGACATTTCTGGGATTGGTTCACTTTCTAGTGCCCATTGGCAACCTCTTATATATGGTGTTTGGACCCAAGTGGTTGGACCCTTATGCATTTATTGCACTCAACGTACTTGTATTACACTGGATAATGTTCAAGGGTGAATGTATCATTTCATACCTGTACAAGAAACATGTTGATCCCAGCTATGTGATGGGAGACGATGTCAGTCTTAATGATATGGTATATATTGTTCAAAAATTCACCCCATCCCTTAAAGACACATCCGCGCATGCTCTTTTAGACGTTCTTAACTTCGGTAGCTTTGTTGTCATGTTGGCGAGGTTTGTGCTACTAGAAACCGTTCTTCCCACGCTTATGATATATGTTTTTTCTGGCCTTTCTTGTTTATACATCTTTACCTTGCGATCCAAACTGCTTAAACCTTATCAAGGCTTGACAAATCCCACTTTGTTTGTGAGCTTCATGGTTATCATCGTGTTGACATACATGCGCAACATTCATCATCAATAAGGACATAAAAATTGAACACTTCATTCATATTTAAGGATTCATCGATAAAGTCCAATAAAAATGAAGATATCTATCGAAGGAAACATTTCGAGCGGCAAAAGCACTCTGTGTATGTTGTTGCAACAAAACCATCGTATCCCTGTCTTTTTAGAGCCTATTCATTCTTGGACTTTCCTCGATAAATTCTATCAAGACCCCAAGAAGTGGGGATTTGCATTTAATACAGAGGTCCTTATGAGCATGTACCAATGGAAGCATTGTCCTTTTTCCGCGATCTACGAGCGTTCACCGATGAGTTGCAGGTCGGTGTTCACTCAGATTCAGTACGAAGAGGATGACATGGATGATTTGGAACTTGCTCTTTTTGACAAATTGTACAAAGAGTTTTCTTGGGTCCAAGATGTGATCATATATCTCGATACCCCATCAGAAGTTTGTTATGATCGAATGCAGCAACGGGCAAGGTCATGTGAAAACGAAGTAACCTTGGATTATTTAGATAGCATTTACATTAAACACGAGGAAATGTTGATTGCTGCAAAGCAAATGGTGCAGCCGATAAGAGTTTATAGAGTAGATGGTACCAAGGACATTCAAGAAGTGTATCAAGACGTCTTGAATATTCTCAAAAAAGAAAATGTATTATAACATTCAAACAGCCATATCTGCCTTGATAGATGGGTGATGCAGATAACCTACCAAAGTAAAGTCTTTCATCGATATATCCTCTATTTTTTTTTCTTTGATCGTGTCGCTGACTTTCAATACTGGAAAAGGCATCGGACTCCTGGAAAGCTGTAGCATTACTTGATCCACATGGTTTGTGTATATATGGGTATCCCCTGTCGATACAATGAGTTCTTTTGGTTTCATGTCGCACAACTTGGCAATGATGTAGGTGAACACGCTGTAACTAGCAATGTTGAAGCTCAACCCCAAGAACGTATCGCTGCTCCTGCAATAAACGTGGCAGGATAAGTGTTTCCCATCCTCCTCATCAACGTCAACGTAGAACTGAATGGCTATCCCATGACAAGGCGCGAGCACACATTTCGAAACGACGGCGGGATTAAAAGTGGTCAATAGATGTCTCCTCGAAAATGGATCCTCCTTGAGACCCTTGATGAGGTTTTCTATTTGATCGAAACCTTCCCCAATATGATTATGTTCGCAGCCTTTGTATTCGCAATTGAAAGCCCGAAAGGATGTAGAGTAAAGAGGTCCGGTGTCCCCCTCCTTATACTCGGACAATCCCCTATTATCCAAAAACTCCCTTGTCGTATTCCCCTTCCAGATGTTCACTCCTTGACTTTCTAGTACTTTACTGTCTGTTTGACCCCGTAAGAACCACAATAGCTCTTTTGTCACGGTTTTCCACGCCAATAACTTGGTGGTCAAAAAGGGAACGCTTTTCGAAATATCAAATCGCAGCTGGCGAGCGAAAACGGAGTAGGTACATACGCCCGTTCGATCTGGTCGCGGCAGTCCGTGAGGACCACTACCTTCTCGCATGATGTCCCTCATGAGATTCAAATAGACATGCTCACCGTGCACTATGTTGCTTTTCTTGTATGTGATGAACCTGTAGTTGCATTTTTCTTCTTCAGAGAATTGAAGCTCACTGTAGTCGGCTATTTCAAAGCGTTCGAGTCCCTTGGAAGGGAAGAAAGTGTCTAGATTCGTAAATTCCTTTTCGATGATGGTTGCATGGATGGTATCGGCAAGCGAAATGAACTTTTCGTACATGGTAGATCCACCACATATATAGATGTCTTGATTCATGTTGATCTTTATGAACTCGTCGATTTCGTCATACCCAAGGAACTGAAGGTTACCCGTTGACTTGTACTCTTTAGGTGAGGAAGTGAGAACGACATTCCATCTATTTTTGAGTGGTCGTTTATCTTCTGGGATGGAAAAGTATGTTTTCCTCCCCATAACGACAAGGGAATGATTCGTCACTTTGAAAAAATGTGCCAAGTCTGCGGATATGTTCCATGGGATCCCTCCTTGAGATCCAATCCCGAACGTCTTGTGGGTGAAGGCAACGACGATGTGGATCGGCATTGTGTTTAATTGATCGAGATACTCTTAAGTCTTTTTATTCTCGGTTGTGCTGACGACTATAGGCAAATAAAACTCGCGCTTCAAGTACTTTAACCGTAACTTTTCGATAGGTGTATTGGTTTCTTCTGCTATCTTTTTGATGAGCACCTCGTTTTGTTGAATGATGATGTTTTTGAATAGATCGAAGGTCACTTTACGATCCATACAACGGTGTCGTCTGTGTGTATGTCGGCAAAGGCGGTCAGAATGATATCGAGATCTTTTCGGCTCTTTTGTGGAGTAGAAGCTATCATCTTTTCAATTTTTTTGAGGACGTAGTATTTAAGACTGGCAATTGACAACATGGTATGATTCCTCTCTTTTTACTTAAGTAAGAGGTTAGTTTATATAATAATGTACGAGGTATTGTCAGACCTCTCTGATTTCACCAAGGAGAGCATAAGGGTGTTCAAGCCTTATGCGGTGGATTTAAAGTATCATTTCGATTTAGCCTATGCCGACAACCCATTGTTAATCCAATCACCTGGATGTATCGTTCCCTTCAAGTACTCCGTATATGATAACAAGTTCTTCAGTATCGATCTCTTTGTGAAAGATGCGGGGTTCAAGCAGATGATCGAAAGCGTTGAAGACTGGATCGTGCAAAGGATCCAACGGAAGTACGCTAGTGTGGTTCACGGTCGTTTCTTCGTACGGAGCTTGCAAACCACCAGCGACTCTTTTAAACTTCGACTGCGGAATCAAAATGTAGATTCTGTCCTATTGTTTGATGGCAATCGACGAGTGGTCGATCTTCGAAACATGGAGCGAAACGACCAAGTCAAAGCCATATTTCAGTTTGAGCGGTTGATCGTAGACGGAGACACCTATTTCTTCAACTTGAAGGCCTTGCAATTCAAGAAGAGCGTGGTGATCGATCCTTTCACTCAGGTGGAGTGTTTGTTCAAGGAAGACGAACCGCCAGCAAGAGACATGACCATGTACAGAAAGATGATGCAGCTGGGTATTCCAAGGGATGCAGTACTTCACAAGATGAAGATGGACGGCCTTGTCGCATCTGACATAGAAAGCTTCGCAAAGCCAAAGACAACTTCCGCCCCCCTTCCTCCACCGCCACCTCCACTGCCTTTCCAAGGGTCACTGAAGGGAACGGCCATAGGCAAACCAGCATTCTTAGCAGATATTCAATCGGGCAATTTCACATTGAAAAAATCCACTGCGAAAACACCAACGGTCTCCTCGAACAATCCCCTTACGAGTCGTGTCTTAAAGTTTGCGGATACATCGAAAAGAGTCCCTTCTCTCCAGGAGATTCTCGACGCCAAAAACAAACTTCGCAAAGCGAAATAAATATTCATCCAAATAAAGCATGGTTTCTTCGAAGGTCACGTTCATAGAAAACACGATGGGATTGTTTCATATATACGTATATGTTCCGGCAGGATCCATCTATGAAAATCTCAAATACCATGGGATTAGTCACGTCCTGGAACACATGTTACTCAAGCATACCAAGGACTTTAATCAAAACGAGCTTTTGAAAAGCATTACCTCTCTTGGAGGGCGCTACAATGCCATCACAGACAGGGACGTTACCATTTACTATATGATGACACATATGGACAATTATAAGAAAGCGGTCAACCTGATGGAAAGCATTATTAAATTTCCAGTATTTCAAGAGAAGGAACTCGAAAACGAACTCCAAGTTGTGACGGAAGAGCTTCGAAAGCGAAGCGATAATGATACTGGCATGCTGAACTTGTCGTACTCGGCCATCCTAGAAAGTGATAATTTGTATGCGCGTTCTGTAGAAGGATCAGAGGAAACTATTACCAAAATAAAACCAAGGGACCTCTACACCTATTATAAAGAGAGTTATCGCAATGTTGTGATTGCCATCAATTGTGACGCTGCACATATGAAAGAAGTGAAGAGGTTTGTCCTATCGCGTTTTAAACAAGAACCAGAATCCCCAAGCAATCTCACGGACATATCCATCATGCACAAGTGCACTCGATATCAGAGCGCCATCATTGTAGTGCCGCGAATGTATCAGCAATATTCGACCCATTTGTTGTTCCCTGGGTATCCCCGAGGGATGGTAAAGCAGAACGTCATCTTGGATTTTTTGAAGTATTGTCTCGTTTCAGCTGGACTATACAGTCTCCTCGTGTACAAATTGCGGTCAAAATATGGATATGTGTACAACATTTCGGCGTTGAACGAAACCTATCGATATGTTGGCTTGTTCCGTATAGCTATCTTTTCATCGAATCATAACACGAGGGGGATATTGAAGATAGCTTTCGACATCATGAATGACGTATGTGCGCATGGCATTCACCCAAAGATGTTTGCTTACTTCAAAAAGAGTTATATCAACGAGCAAAAGTACGGATTTACAAGCGACGAGTATCGCACCATTTTTCACGGGGAATCTTCCTTTTATGACTGTGACGTTTCGGACGAGACGTATATCAGTTATGTGGAGTCTATGACGAACGACGACGTCCGAAGCACTGCACGGGAAATACTAGATTTTTCCAAGATCGGAATCATGACCTATGGCAAGTATAAAAATATAAATAAAGTTGAAAAGGAATTGGAATCCTTGGTCACATCTTTTATGTAAATAAATAAATAGACATGAAAATCAACCAACTTTTCAAGAGTGTGGTAACAGATGAGTTGATGTTGAATGTCCTTGCGTGTTTTGGATTGCGTGATCTCAATGACGATCATTGGTTTTGCAAAGAGGATTTGGAGTCTTTGCAAACAGTTGAGAAAATGAGAATGTATATAGATCCATTGAGTCAATATTACTTGCCTTGCAAAGGACGACTGTACCTTGCTGACCTAAATGATAGCAAATGCATCACCGTTCTCAGACAGTTGCTCAGGGTTCATGGCCGGGTGTTGCTTTCGAAACAAAAGTATGTCCAACAAAAGAAAACGACCATCTATTCTATAAGAAGAGAAGCAAGTGAGAAACGGACAGCATTAAAAATCGACCCAGATCATAAGACCGTTCTCACCTTTTTGTAGAGGTGTTCGAGGTCTATGGGTGGTAACATAGGTATGCACTCCCATAACTGTGTCTTCAAAAAGGTTTGGTATCGAAATTTGGTTGGGAAATAATGTACGCATCCTGATACGACTTGGTCTACCAGAGGTTGGTATACCTTGGGCACGAGTTGTTTGGATTGAGGTGGCAAGACCATGAGCAGTTGGATTGTTGAATCGATGTGAATACCACTATTTGCATCCGTCACAGTCACGCGGAGACGTTTCTGGAGCGATGCGAAATCTGCATCAGTGGAGATACATATGTACTTATAAATATCTGTGACGCACGGGCTGTAATCAAAAGGATAGTGCCAGTGTTCGTCAAACTCCATGTTGAAATAGTAGTTTGCTGTCCACAATAGACCTTGAATGTAGGTAAGCGCGGCCTCCTTGATAATTTCTTGAGAGTTGTTGCCGAACAAGTAGTGGTTGTAACTATTTCGCCAAGAAACGTCGTGATGAGGTGTGATAAGTTGTGGTGGGAACTTATTAAAAAGCGGAGTGTTTTCGAGCTCATAAGCAAACTTATCTAGCTTGGTATGGAATCTCCTTTGAGACGGAACCACCATTCGATCATGTTGTTCGATGGCCTCTTTTAGGCCGTTGTCTTCGAGTTTGGAAAGCAACTCGAGCAGCGCTGTCAAGAAGGCATGATTTATTTCATAGCCCGTTTCCTTTTTGATCACTGCAGTTTGCCCGGTCATAGTCCTCACCTTTTGGTATGAACTGCACAATATATCAACAGCCCCGTTTTTGATATGTAAAAAGGGCAAGTTGGGCAGAAAGTCGTTCCCTAGCATGAAACATATGAATATGTAATCGTACATTTGGTCGTATGTGTCTTCGTCATCACCATCGCAATCAATGCCAGTCTTGTTTACGATATGCCTTGACACGCATTTTCTCAAGGTGTCGATGTTCAGAAACTTGCATGTTGACAAGCCGCCTTTGCCTTCTTGACTTTCGCGCATGAGGTAGATATTGGGAGCTTTGCAGCCGAGGGAGAGCATGATGAGGTCTGCATCGAGTCCATATATGACCTGTGTGCCCGGTGTGCCTCCTTTATCCATGTGATCTTTGATGTACCAAATGATTTTGTGTTCTCCTTCTCCTTTTTCGTCGTGTCCTGATATGACTATTTTGAAAGGTAAGTTCTCCCTATCAAAGCGTGCATGCAAGAACTCGTCCAAGTCTTTCATAAAGCTCGTTCCTGGTGTTATACAATTGGAATCCCAATCCGTGGTCGGAATATTGTTGTCTTTCTTGAATTGTTGGATGATACCGTTGCGATATGCCGTCATGTAACGGCGTTTCCTTTGTTGATGAATCTTAGCCCTAGGAGCCACGCCATCCACTGCCAAAAACAACATGTTCGTGGGTGCACAAACTTCAGCGACGGCGAGTGTATGTCGGGCAATCGCATCGAAGATCGTTTCTTTCGTGTACTTATCTCCCATTTCAGCGACGACGGTTGCTGAACAACAATGGATGATGGAATTAAAATCGAGAAACAAGTTTGTGCAAGAGCGCAAGGTCGTCTGCATGATAGCCGGGTTTTTTTGCACAATCTCACGGAAATAATAAGGTATGCCCATGATGATATTTGTTTAGTGCCTTTACAGACTTGTGACTTTAAATGTAATTTATCTTTAAATCTTTTCAATTTTTCTTCTGCTTATAAAATATCAAATATGAAGCTACGGAACATGAAATTGAACTTGACAAAGCCGGCATGGATTGCAACAGTAGCGTACTTGATAATGGGTCTGATGATTTTGCTGCCGATCAATAACACTTACCTTGATGACGAAAACGGTAAAGTGTACCAAGCGGGACTAGGGTATAGGTTTTTTGTTCTCTTGATCATGTTGATTCCAATCGGTCTCTCTATTTACAGCCTGAATTGCATGATGGTTGGTCACTGCACGACATGGAGCTACATCCAGGCGATTGCCATTTGTGTGTGGGTGGTCCTTTTTGTTGTGGCAACGTTGCTTTCAGGAAAGAGTTCAAAAGAAAGTAGTAAAAATTGATTCTACTTAAACGTTATTTGACATTGTAGCGTATAGTCATGGATGCTTTTTCGGATGACATTATCTTGGACATTGACCAAGACAGCGTGTTTTTTGATCTGAGTTACTACGTGTTTCACCGATACTATTCGATCTTCAACTGGTACAAGAAGAACCAGCAGCTGCCAGTGGACGTAAGCGTCATCCTCGACAATGCGGTATTCATGGACAAGTATAGCAAGTTATTTGAGAAGAACATGGTCGACATCGTCAAGTCACACAAGGTTTCTTGGAAGAATGTGTACCTTGTCAAGGACTGTCCTCGAGAAGAGATCTGGCGACATTCTTTGTTTGGACACTACAAAGCCACTCGTGAAGAAAGATTGGACACGTTCAACAAAGACATTTTCCGTTTCACCTACGGGGATCTGTTACCGCGTATGCAGGCCAAGTACGGATTTCATGTCATTGCTCATCCTCGATTGGAAGCAGATGATGTCATTGCGATCTTTAAAACCAAGATTCGAAGTTTGAGTTCGACGACGAGGATATTTATCGTCACTAACGACAACGATTACATTCAGTTGGCAGAGGATGCCACTGCCACTGCCACATGCAACACTTCTATCCAGAACTTGGCGGGCAAGGACATCCTAACAAGGGTGGGCATGCCTCCGAGTCTGTATCTACAAGTCAAGTGTATACTAGGGGACAAGTCAGACAATATCCCTGCCATTCAGAAGAAGATAGGCCCAAAGACGGCAGAGAAATTTGCGCGAGATAAAGAGACGTTCGAAAGGTTTTGCGAAAAGTATCCAGATGCCAAGCAACAATACGAATTGAACTGCAAGCTGATCGACTTTCGATTGATTCCTGACGAGTTTAAGGAGGCTATGGAAAAGAGGATTATCCTTAAAAGTACTTAAGGACTTTTATATGATAAAAATTGATTGCGAAATATACTTAGAGATATTTTGTTTATTTTGAGTAGGTGTCATGGAGAGTGACACTTTGAGCGACAATCTTTGGAGCCTACTGAATGCCTTAAAGATCCCCGAAGATCCGGAAGATGATGCGAGCGGTGACGGCAATGAAAATTGCAACGCATGCACAGCCTGCAAATCAGCGGATGTAATGTTAGACGACGGCAATTACATATGTAAGGCTTGTAATACTCTGTTGGGACGATACATAGACGCTCAGGCGGAATGGAGATATTATGGGAATGAGGATAGCAAGTCGGCTGATCCCACTAGGTGCGGCATGCCTGTCAACGACCTTTTACCCAATTCGTCTCTCGGCTCGATCATCAGCAACCAATCGAACGAGAGTTATGACATGAAGCTCATTCGCAAGTATCACATGTGGAACTCGATGACGTACAAGGAGAGAACGTTGTACAACATATTTGACAACATAACGGTTCATGCAACGAATAGCGGGATTCCAAATTCGATCATCGAAGAAGCGAAGGTCTTTTATAAAAAGTTGTCGGAGTCCAAGATATCCCGTGGTGATAATCGCAGTGGGCTCATTGCATCGAGCATCTATATGTCTTGCAAGACGAACAAGGTCCCGAGGAGCACCAAGGAGATTGCCAAGATCTTCAATCTAAAGGTGACGACCATGACCAGGGGATGCAAGAAGTTTCAGGACATCATGAACATGAACCTTGACTCTTCTTGTCCGGTGGACTTTATCCAGCGGTTTAGCTCCAAACTGAACCTCACCAAGGAGGTGAAGGACCTTTGCAAACATGTTGTGGAAAAGGCAGACGAGCTGAACATTGTGAGCGAGAACACGCCACCCTCGATCGCAGCATCGAGCATATATCTATGTAGCGTGATTTGCAACATGGATATTCCAAAAAAAGACTTGGCAAGCGCTTGCGAGATCAGCCAAGTGACCCTCACCAAATGCTTCAAGAAGCTTTACACACACCGAGCGCTGTTATTTCCAAAGCAAGCCATCATTTTGTACAATATCAAGTAGGTGATGAAGATTATCGATGAGATACATATTTTTTTTGACCTTGACATGGCTTGTCAAACCATTGTCAGGAATCATGAGCACACACGTCCATCTTGGACTGTCGATGACGTGTTGGAAGTTGAGGAACTTGTCGTCGACGAATACGTATCGATCGGATGGGAACATTTCCTGAATCAAATCCGTGCTTTTTTTCTCTGGTTTTAGCACGTGTTCGCACACGTCCAAGATGTGCATGTTCCCACAGCCCATGACCGACAAAGCTTTGTGACAGTATTTGTACGGAGCATTGGAAAACACGCTGAGGTTCGCTCTATTTCTTTCGCACAAAGACATGAGATGTCGAATAGTATTCGGAGAAGCAAATTGCCAATGTTGGCATGACCTTTCTTTTGCGGATCCATTCAAGTCAGAGAACAATTCGTCGTAATTGATATCACGGTATATCTCATTGTTGAACTCCTCGATCGAGACAGATTGAGGCAAGATCTTATTCAAGCCGAGCAAGGTGTGTCCATACGTTTCATACAAGTTTTTGTTGATCTCTTTGACAAGATGCGGAGGAAAGTGTTGTGGGTTACCTAGCCTCTTATGGGTAAACGCTTCGCACTTCTTGGCTACCAAGGGATGAGCCCGATGATTCCGTAGAATAACACCATCAAAATCTAATAGAACATGCATCTTTTACATAAATCAAGATCTCTATCTGCTTATATATTTTTCAGACTCATTAAAAATTATTAAAATTTGCATCCAGCACATCGTTAAAATCGTAATCATCTAGACCTTCTTGTTGATGCGAAGTCAACTTATGTGGTTGACAAATGACATCTGTTATATAATACTTAGCAAGGGTATCAACGAAGTCCATGGTACCAATAGCGCTTGCTGCATTCGATGCATCAATAGACTTCACCATGTCGGGTATGTTTGTTTCTAATCTATTTACTGTAGCCAAATAGTCTCGAAACTTTGTTTCTCTTTCTTTCTTCGGTAGTGTTTGGAGTTTCCTATATTGCTCAAGTTGTATTCCGCTCGTTAGTTGTTTATACTTTCCAAGATTTCGCAAGTCCTTGGTTTTGTCCTTCAGATCACCTTCCATCTTATTTAGTAGATTAATTGCTTCTAAAGTCAGATTTTGTTTAGCATTATCACTTTTGTCCAGTTGAAATTGTGCCATTTTGAATTTGAGCCTGTTTATGTCTATGTATGGAACAGGTGGAGGATTATTCGCCAAGTATGATATGTTGAGAACACAAAACACCGATACCACCAAATTCTTGTACCTTTCATCACCGAGCTCTTTCTTGAGCGTGTTAAATACAATACTTTGGCTCGATTGCTTATTGCGTGTTGCGAAACAAGAGCCTGATAGACAATAATAATCTAGACATGGATCAACAAAAGGTGGAACAAGGTGAAGTTCATTTTTGCTTCGATCCGCAATAATATCCTTGATAACGCCTCGCACTTCTTCCAAAGATTTGTTAATCATAATACCTTCGTTCACTCGAAGCTTGCATATTGTTTCACTGAACCCGCTCCTACAAAACATTTCGACATACAAGTCTTTAGTTGTTTCAAATATGTGTTTAACCAGAGATTTGAATTCAGCCAAGTTGCTGAATACATCTTTACTGTCGTTGAATGACTCTAGTTGTTTAAGCAATGCATTGAATATGTCCATCTTATCTTCTCTTGAAGCTTTTACCGGCAAATTCAATATTTTTGATAGAATAACATTGTCGGATAAATACTTTGCCACTATCATAGCTACTTTGTCCATTGTCGCATTGCCATGTTCGTCATGGAGCTGGAATGGTTGTCTTATCCAATTTGATCTGCTTATCTCACTTGATAGATTATCGATTTCCGGAAAATCTGGTGTGTCCATTACATAAAATTGAAACAACCGTGGTTTTTTGTAATTTTCAGATGATTCTTCAATAATCTGACCCAGGACATCATTCAATTGGGTTTTGTATCCATTAAATATTGAAAAAGATTCCTTCATTAGGTCAACGCATAAATAGTATTTTCTGCTTTTCTTTTGAATTAAGTCGTTCACCTCCTTCTTATAGTTGTCAACCCCCTTTTTATCTTTTACTTGCTGATAATGCTTCAAGAAATACCAATTGGTGAAATTTGCAGACCCTTCCTTAGAATGCACATTAGATTTTTCAGTATACTCATCTAGGTGGGTAAAAGTAGTGATTTTGTCATTTTCAAGGATGACTGATAGAAGCTTTTTCAGAAAATCAATCTGTACCATTTTTTTGGCATGTCCTTTTTTCCATTTGGCATCATGGATGTATGATTTTATGCAATCAAGTACTTCAAGTTTTTTTTGGAAGGATGTGAACCTGTCGGAGAATAAGTTTGAGATTTGGTCAGCGCTCGTAGCATCAGACAGTTTTTGTTGGCCAACAAAATCCAAGACGGCTTTTTCAATGACATGGTAGTCATCTAAAGATGGAAAGAATTTGCTAATAAGGTCTTCAAAATAGTTATCATCATCCTTCCTTCTAGGAGATTCCAAAGGAACGTAGATACTTTTCTTACTTTTTGTATATTTTTGGCAGACAGTTTCATCAGCCCCTCCCTTTTGGGCACATGGAGATGAAATTCTTCCATCCGCTAAACGTGGAATGTCTGGTGTGAAAACCGAGTAGAATGGATCTTTTTTGGGGTCATCGTCTATGCGTTTGTCGGAGAATTGTGCCTTCACTTCCTCATTTTGACAAGAGAACTCGTTTTCTACACCGGCAAAATCCCCGATTGCTAATATTGGATTAGTACTATCATCATTGTCTGTGTCTTTTACCATGAACTTGGCCACTACCAAGACATGGCTTCTTGAGCTGTTAGGATTATTTGTCGTCGCCTTCACGTAACGGTCGGTATCGATTAAGTGAATGAGGACCTCCCCCATACTAGCACCCTCTTTAAAAGTTGTGATTTTGCCTTCGCTGTCAGGTATCACGAAAGCACTGGGCTGTAGTTCATTTTGCCTTGCGGAGAAATTTAATCTTTCAACCCTGTCGGTAAAGAAATTGTTATGAATGTGTTCTTTGCTGAGTCGAAATGGTCCATTACTTGTTCTTTTAAATACAAAATACTCGTCAACAGCACAAGGTGCTGCTTTTGTTGTCACATTCTTAACGGGATCCATACGAGGCCCAACAAAATATTCATACGTTTTCACCTTAACACATGTATATTTCTCGTGAACTTTGTTGCACAAATGCACGAGAATACCAGGTTCCTTCTCTTTATTGAAGTATATTAGTGAAGAGGTCTTTCCCGCCCCACTCGCTCCGTATCCAATGATGAATACAGGTTTTCCTTCATTTAATTTAGCAACGATCTCACCAAGATTTTCACCGACCATTTCGTTGTTGAGTGTAGTTCGAGTATTTGGATCTGTCAAAGGTGGGAAGATACGTGTAAATGGACCATAGACATAGTGGTATGCATACTTGTTTGGTTGGAAATTTACAGCATTACTGTCTGTATTTTTAAAGTACATGTCGGAAATTTGTTTGTCGAGAATTTCCTGAGACAATTCCAATTCCTTGTTTTCGTTCATGGTGTAATAAGGAAAGTCATGATCGTTGTAACCAATTCGCATGACTGTGCCATCGCCGCTTATTTCCACATTAAACCGTCTATTGTAACTTTTAGTTTCATGTTCATAATCTTGGCAGCGTATTCTGACATACGTTAGCATCTTGTCTTTGGACTTTTCACGCAATATGGCGTCTAATGTTGAACGGACGGATTTGTTCCTTGTATCTTCGACATTTTTCAAAAGTTCTACGAAAGAGTCAATTAGCCCCTCTTCATACATATTCTTGATGTATCTTGAAAATATGAGAGTGATATTTCCCTTGAAAGATTTGTCTGCGTTAGGTGCCAAGATTTCGTCAAGCATTGTAATGAAGCTATCTACAAATATGTAATAACGAGATGGAGTAACCTCTATTCCTCCCTTCATTACGCTATGGGTTGTCGTTTGCAACTTCGAAGTTATCTCCATGTGCTTTCTGGTATCTTGAACTATGCTTTCTTCCTTACCATCAAGTAGCTTACGCCTGAAGGAAGCGAAAAGTTTTTCGTCGTTGTTGATACCCTCAACCTTTTTCTCAAAGTCTGAGTACATTCTAGCTATGAGTTCCGTGATATCAACGAAGAAGAACCGAAGAAGAGCTCTTGCCAAGATATGTCCCTCCAAATTGTGGAATGTTTCTTTCTCATCGCCATAACCATATGTGAGTTGAATATATCCAAGTTTCTTCTTAGCAGCAGATTGTGGATCTGTCAGAACCGTTACGAATTCTTCCGGATTCAGGGCTGCCAACTTCAGAAAATTTGGAGAAAATTGTATACATTTTAGCAAATTTCGATAGTTTGATATCATTGTTGTCATTTCGGCCATTCCCCTCTGTGTACCATTTGTTGTGTCCGATGGTATGGCGCCTCCTTGTAGAACAATATTCAACACTTTATCATTGATCATACCTTTACTTTTAAGATCTTGAAATGTCGTTTTGAAGTGCTCGTTTATTTGAGTCACATTATCGGGACTGATTGTTGTTGTGTCGGGTACGTCTTTTTGTTCTTTATCTTTGGTAAATAGGTTGCCATGTCTACTCCCATAGTTGATCAACGCATCATGCAATCTCGTAGTCAATCTTTGGTTTGTCATCTTTTTAGCTTCTGATTTTTCAACTCCTTGCATTACTATTTCATCTCGTGATGTAGATGTGGCTTGACTTGGTAATTCATATTGTCCGACTTTCGCCAAGCTACTCTTGACAAGAGATTCGAACTCAACTTTCATTTTATCGAGTGTTGCTTGCTGGACTGCGCGATTCTGTGACAAGCTTCGTATTCCTGACTTTTGTTTCACAACATTTGATTTTAGTTCATTCAGTTTTGATTCCATGATTTCTATATTTTGCTTGGTAGTCTTTGCATCATGACTCTCACTGTCAAGCCTTGATAATGAGCTTTTAACATTCGATATTTGTTTTTCAAAATTGGCAATGGCACCTTCAACGTTGGAATTATCAACTTTAGTTCCTTCATATGCAGCAGGTGCTTGAGATGCAGTTGCGAGCAACATGCTAGAAGTGTCATTTTTTCTTGCCGATACAGTGCTTGGTGCCTTCCGCACATAGATATATTTGTTAATTATTGTTTTTCCTTGATTATCATGATCTATAACGGGGACGACATTTTGGATTATGTCTTGTGATGCAAGTTTCTCTCCATCGACATATATGGGTGAATTATTGATATCTGTTACCAAATCATTGTTGAGGTATACATTTTCTCCGTTTATTTTTAGAGGTACATCGTTTATAAGAATCATTTTATCGCTTGTTCTCGTGCGCATAATTGGCAATATTTCAAAGTATGACATAATATCTTCAATTTCAGAAGGAGATTGTACTTGAATGTTGTTACTTTGAATAATGTTTTTGAATTCTCCACCCAACTCCTTGACTCTTTCAAACAAAGCACTATTACGTTCAACTTTTCCTTCACGAAACTTGTTCATTATCTTCAGAAATTTCTGAATTGTAGCGCTGACGACTGCTGGGTCCGTTTCTGATGGTATTTTCATTTTCCGAAGTGATGTGACATTGTGGTCTAAAACACTCACATTAGCATCAATACTGCTGTTATTTAGTCGCGGCCCAGGGTCTGTTGTGCCGTATTCATAGAGATCTTCCGATGGCTCTTTTACGGTACTCTCAGGTGTACTCACATATGTCACACTCGAAATCGGTCCAGGTGTTTCAGGTGCTTCGGGTCCAGCCTCGGGTTCTTCAGGTCCTGCCTCTGGTGTTTCAGGTCCAACCTCGGGTGCTTCGGGTCCAGCCTCGGGTTCTTCAGGTCCTGCCTCTGGTGTTTCAGGTCCTGCCTCGGGTGCTTCGGGTCCAGCCTCGGGTTCTTCAGGTCCTGCCTCTGGTGTTTCAGGTCCTGCCTCGGGTGCTTCG